TAATGTTTTCCTCCTAAAAAATCAGGGGCAGAGGTGTCTTACCCCTGCCCCGATGGTTCACCCGGTGTTATCGGGGAGTGTGTTGGTTAGCAGCAGCCGCAGCAGTTCACGCCCACGTTAGGGTTTGCCACCTGATAAGCGGGAATCGGACGAGGGTTGACCCGGTTCAGGATGGTATCAGTCTGCTGGGACATCACGGTGGTCAGAAGCGCATTCTGACGATCCTGAGAAGCGGCGAACTTGAGGTTCTGGTTCTCAGCGGTCAGAGTGGCGATCTTATCCTGCGTGAAGTAGTCCATCATAGCGCGGTAGTTCGCGTTGCAGTTGTCGATAACTGCGCGGGCATTGTCTGCGATAGCCTGACGGGTAGCGCAGTCCTCTGTTGCGATGGTGTACTTCAGGTCGCCGATCAGCTGCTTGTTCTCGCAGCAGCAAGATGCCAGCTGCGTGGCAAGAGCGGTCTGGCCAGCCTGCCGAGCGTTGCCCTCCTGCATGATAGCAAGGCTGATGGCGTTGTCGCCGTTAGACACGCTGCGTTCCAGGCCGTTTACCAGCTGTGCGTTCTGGTAGTTAAGCTGACAGATGGCGCTGTTCACACCAGCAAAGCCGTTCGCAATGTTGGCGTTGATGCCATTAATCTGCGCCAGCTGGTCATAGCCCAGAGAGCAGATACCGCTCTGGATGCCCGCCAGAGAGCGGGAGGTATCCTGCTGGTAGAAGCCCTCAGACAGAGCCGCGCGAGTGTCTGCACCGCCCTGACCGGTTGCGCCAGTGCCAACCAGATATGGGATGTAGCTGTTCATGCCGTTGTCCCCGCCGTTCCGGCCATAGCCGTTTGTGCCCCAGCCGAAGATGATAGCGAGGATGATGACAGCCCACAGACCTTCGTTGCCGAAGAATCCGCCGTTGTTATTGCCGCCGTCCTGCCCAGCCAGATAGCCAGTTGCAAAATCGTCCATAACAAAACTCCTTTCAGTTTTGCGTTATGCTATCCCACCGCCGTATGCGATGGGCGAAGCCAAACAAATGCGGTTTTTGTCAAGTCCGCAAAAACTGAGAAGCGTTTCGCTTAGAGGGATGATTATTTGGGGATTGTTAAGTCAGCTTGGAGGATTGTCTTTTTTATCTTTCGGGTCGTCCCACGTTTTGCTGACAGCGCCGAAAATCAATCCGAGCATTAAAGGAATCCATATTTTGTCATTGCCACACAGATTGTTGATGTCAAAATCTTTTTCTGGATGGCTGTTTTCAAAATCATCCATTGTAAAGCCTCCTCACTTCGGAAGCGTCAAATTCAGGACGCTTGCCAGCTGGTTCAGGTCGATGCCGCGCTCTTTGGCGAGGTTCTGCGCCATCGTCCGGAGCTGTGATTCGTTCTTTCCCTGAATCAGGTTCAGCCCCTGCATGATGGGTGCGCTCTGCCCACCCAACTGCTGGATAAGCCCCATCGGGTTTTGCCCGGCACGAGCCAGATTTGCAAGCTGCATGATAGGGCTGTGAGTAATCATATCAAATGGAGAGGGCATCGCTTATTCTCCTTTCTTCGCTGCGGTAGCGGGCTTAGAAAAGCTCTTCTGCCATTTTTCCAGTTCATCCAACCTGTGGACTAGAGCGTTATACTCTTCAACAGGCACATACTGCTGTGTCGGTGCAGCGGTCTGCTGCGCCTGTTGTGCTTGCATTTGCCGCCATGCTTCCGGGCTGTAAAACTCCTGCACATAGGATTCGCAGGTGTCCGGGTTGAGCCGCTTGCAGTAGATCACACCGCTGCGTAAGTCCGGGCAGTAGGTCGGTCTGCCGTACAGGTCTGACGGTATCGCCAGAAATTCTTCCCTGCTGGAAACAGGTCTGCCGAGTAACCAACCTCCGTCTTGTGCCGACTGCTGAACAGGCTGCTGCCCATTCATCGGCTGCGGACGCTGCGGCTGTGCCTGTTGCATCTGTGTGTTCGGCAGGGGAGTGGCAAGCCCGACTGCGCCCATGCCGCCGTAAGGATTGACAGGCTGCTGCGGAACGTAGGGCGTTCCGGGTGTCGGATAATAGCTCATAATACATCCCTCCTGATGCTCCCAGTGTACTGCATCGGCAAAAACCGAAGGACAACGAAGGTACAACGAAGGACAAAAAATCTTTGTTAAATCTTGGTTAAATCTTGCTTAAATCTTGCTTAAAGCTTGATTACTGTGAGCAAAAAAGAAAAGCGCCCACACGGAAAAACCGCATGAGCGCTTAACTATTAAAGGACTTCGCATTGGAAGCAAAACTAAAATATCACGTTTCTGCTTGCAAGGCAAGGGTTTCGACAAAACTAGTGCAAATAAAACAAAATCCCACACTTTGCCTACAAAGTACCCCGCGTGGCACGCAGGGCTTCGGCAAAGCAGGGGATTTCAGATATCCGCCCTCTTGTGCTTCTTCGAGAGGCCGGGTGGATTTGTTGATGTTATTTTACCACAATCAATCTGTTACGACAAGAACCAGTGCGGGGCCGTTGACGCTGACCGCTGCGTCCTGATAGGGCTCGACAACAGTCGTTTCCACGCCCTCGCGTTTGCGAAGCTCTGTAATAAGATTGGCGGTCGGAACATTTTCGAGGTTCACGGTGAGCTCCTTTCGTCTAGCTTTTCATCAATAACTTTCAGCCGGTAGCCTATCGCCGTCCGACTGTAATGTGTCTGTGCTGCAATGTCCGGCAGCGGAAGCCGCTCAACATACCGCAGTAAGGCTATCTTACGGTCTACCCTCCCAAGCGGTGCGCTTTTGATGGCGGCGATCATCCTCTGTCTGTCAAGTCCTCGCAGCGCAGCGGGCAGCACTACGCGAGCCGCCGCCACGGGCAGCACCGAGCCAGAAGGGCTGCGGCAGCTGTCCAGCGTTGCGCACCATATTGCCAATGCTGGCAAACTGGTGACGTTTTGTCACCAGTTTCGTGATGTCACGAAATTGCTCTTGTGTGGCGTACATTTTGTTGGCGTCAACAAAATGCTCGTATGTAGTGCTTGCCATGATATCCTCCTTACTGCTTTTGCAGGGCTGCTCTTGCCCGGTCAAAGAAAAACTGAATCACTTTGCTCATGGTCTCTTCGGTGATTGCCCAGCTGACCAGCCTGCCCCACCGGCTGTTGTTCAGGTAGTGGCGCAGCATCTTGACGCACCACGCCTTGCGCTCTGCGCCGCGCTTGGTGCCCTGAATCTCATGTTCTGCCTGTTCGATCAGGTCAAGCACAAGCGTCTTGACCGCGGCACCGTAGCCCAGACGGATAAGCCCCAGCGCAAGCGACACAGCACCCACAACAATGAGTACAAGCGCCAGCCATGCGGGCAGCGGGGTAAGAATGGTGTTAAGGATTGCTTCCATGATTGGTTACTCCTTTCAGCAGGTAATTGTTAATGTCGGTCTTGCTTTTTAGCATACTTTCCCGATTGTTGCCGGATAGTTGCGCGTCCAAAAGGTTCTGCACGCCAACGAGGACAAGTCGCATTTCTTCGTCAATGCCGTCGAATCGCCGGAGGTCTCTTGCAAGGGCTTGTGTATGCTGGAGCTGCCCCTGTTCCAAGGTGCCGATGCGCTTGTCCAGCTCATCCAGCCGCTTGTTCTGCGCGTTGTCCGGCTCCTGTGCCTTCTTGACGTACTTATGGATGATTTCCAGCACCTTGTCGATCGTGATGGCAGCGGCGCACAGGCTGCCCAAGATGCCCAGCACCCACAGCAAAGCTTCTTTTTCGGTCATTTGCCCTCCCGAAGACGGGTCAAACCCTTCTTTGCGATAATTTTGGCATAGTCCTTGTAGGGCACAGACAAGTCCACGCCGGAAATCTTGCCCGGTATCGCGTCCACAACGCCGGGAATCTTGCCCTTGTTGGTGTACTGCCACAGCCCAAAGTTCCATTCCGGTTCAGGCTTCTTGCTGAGGTATGCTGCAAGCCACACGTCATACGGCTTGAGCGCCGCGCCGGTCATGTACAGGTTATCACGGCCAAAGTAAAGCCCGGTGTACAGCATGGCGTAAAAACCCCAGCGCTCCACAGTGCCTAGCGCGTGGGCTGCAATATCCGTCAGTGTCTGCTTGTCGAGCGGTGCTTGCACATAGGTATCCTCGATGTCCACCGCAACGGGCAGCTGTACTGTCTTGCCGGTAAGCACCTTGCGCAGCAGGGCAAGCTCTGCGTCAGCCTCTGCCGTGTTGACCGCCTTGCAGTAGTAGTACACGCCGCAGGGGATGCCCAGCCGCTGGCACTCGCGGTAGTTGCGCTCAAAGGTGGGGTCGATGTAGGGCTTGCTGGGCTTGTCCTCTGCGCTGTTGCCCAGTGCTCGCAGCATCACATCAGAGACAAGGCCGCTTGCCTTGACCTTGTCCCAGTCGATGCTGCCCTGCCAGCGGGATACGTCCATGATGGGGAGCATAATATCAGTCCTTTCTTTTTTATGTTGGTGGATAGTCAAATAAAGCTTCTTTTAGTTAATTACATCTATTACGCTTGTTTCCGTGTCTGTACCGCTGTAATATACAACAATAATATTATTGTTGAACTTTACAGAATTTGCATTTCCAGCATCTTGACCCACTGAACCGCTTGCTATATTAGATGGTTCACCCCAACTTGTTGCTGATTCAAAAACAGTAGAAGCGATAGCTTTTCTTTTCTTTAATTTTCCGTCAGCTCTATTATAGTAGTAAACTGTAATATATCCGTCGTCGTCGTAGATAAGTGTTGGTGTACTCAAATAAACATCTGTAATGTTTGTAATTTTAGTTTCCCATGTTTTTCCAAAATCGCTCGATTGAATTTGAAACATTGCAGCACTGTCCTCAGAGCGTCCCAGTGCAAGAATTTTGCCATCACCAATATACGTCCCAGAAATTTCAGTAGGAGTGTCGGACTGTGTTGTTGGACTTGCAATTTCAATCTGACTCCATGTTTCTCCACCATCCTTAGTAAGCACATATCCGTATGAATTTCTGTTTGCTCTATATGTATTGTAAAAACTAATGACACCTACTGTAGGAATATGAAGCGCATCTCCAATATGACTTGGTTTTATATCAAAAACAGGAGAACTTTTTTTCGTAAACTTGATACCGTCAGAAGTTTTATATAAATCAAAGGAACAATCTGCATTTACTGGCGTTCCTTTTCTATTCCAAAAATAAATAACTCCTAAAGAATCATGTCCGAGTCCTGTTATAGTATCTCTGACGTTTTCTGTAGATATTATTTTTTTCGCTTTTGACCAAATAACGCCATTCGGACTTGTTTTTGCAAATATATCAACATTAGTATTGTCCGTATGACTTTTACCAATCGAATAAACACAAACTAATTTATTATTTACTGTTCCAATAAAAGGAAAAGCATTATACCCATCATCTGTTGTTACATGGAATCCTTTGTTTTTTACGTTATCAATGCCAATGGCCATTAAGAGATTATTAGATTGAACTGCAAGAACATCTATTTCAGACCTTACTTCGCTCATTTCTATTTCTGTATTTTCTTCAATGCTATTTGTTTTTGCTTTTAATGCTTCTATTTTTTCTCTTGCGACAACATCATTAGCAGTAAACGGATTTATATAATTTGTTTTATTACCCTTTTCAATCTGAATTTCAGATAAAGTCCATGTGTTGTTACCACCCGTAGAATGTCTAATCCTCATATACGACACGGATTTTGAAAAATTAGTTCCATAGGCATAATTTGTTTCGATTTTGGAATTATTTAACAGTGATAAAGTATCGTGAGTTCCGTCCGTGTAGTAAAACTCAAACTGAATTCCATACCCATCTGTAGTAACAGCACCGTCGTTTTTTGCTTTTAATGATAATGTATATTTTGTGTTAGGTTCGAAAGAAATCGGATAGTTATTTTCTTTATACGCAAGTCCTAAATTTCCCGCTGTCCCAGTATAAGAATCCCTATCTTTTGTCCATCCGCTTGCATTTAATAGCCCTTTTGGATTAAAAATATTTTTTGTCTCGGTTATTATATCGCCCAAATCTTCCTTTAGCTGATTTTCCACCCCCTTTGCTCTTTCGCTCTCCGCATTGATCGCCTCTCCCACCTTCTCCGCATCCGCAGCCTTGCCGGAGAGGGAGAGGGTGGGGTCGATGATTTTATCGACAACGGCTTTCGTTGCATTGGCGGAGGATTCAACATCCGCAATGCCCTGTTCAATGTGGTTCAGCTGCGAAGCGGAAAGCACTTCGCCGTTTGCAAAGTTCTGCTTTTGATAGCTCATTGATAAGTTACCTCCTCTTCATTTTCGTTGGTTTTCGTAAAAGCCGTTTCTGTTTCAGTATCAACAGGCTCATCGACTTTTGGTACGGGACTGTATATCAAGTTGATTCCATCCCACAAATAAGCTGTATAAAACCCTTCTGTCATTCCTGACAAGTCATCAAACAGAATCTCATCGGGCGGAAGAGGGTTTGGAATAACGCTTTCGTGGCACCACCCGCCGCCATACAATCGACCATCCAATCCGACTTTGCACTTGAACTTGAAATGTTCCATGATATCCACCTCACATAAAACCGTATAGTTCCAACGGGCGGCAAACCTTATCGTTTTTATTAACACCATCAGAAATAGGAACTTCCAAATGTATCACGCCAGTTATAACGTTATTTCTATAGTCGGACGTTCTCTCGTTTCCATTTCCAAAAGTGATACCATTATATGATACTGTTACCTTTCGCCAGTGTACTGTATTCCACGGATAAGCATAAGAGTACGTTTGCCCATTAACAGGAAGAACGACCGTAAGTCTACCAGCACCGCCGCCACCTGAAAACCATGTTCCATCTTTATGCGTGTCATAGACCAGCATTACAGACGAGTAGGACGAAAGATCGATTTTTGTAGTTTGCGCAGCGAATTCGCCTATCGGGTTGCCATAAGAATCTTTTTCATAAGGCCATTCAAAAATCTTACTGTTGCGAATGCCGTGAAAAGATATGCCACCGCTGTATATAGAAACACTTCCATAGGCATTCGTTATGTCTATGCCATTGTTGTTTATAATAACTTTATTGTTTCCGCGAACGACTTGTACGTTTTGACCGGTGATTTGAACTTTGCCTTCCCAGTCGCTACGAGTGACGACCAACCCATTTTCAGGAGTAAACGTTATCATGCTATAAAGCTCTTCTTTTGTTGCACGAAGAATAATAGCATCAGCGTTCTGAGAAATCTTTGTTTCCGCTGCACCGATGCGCGTAGAAACGCCAGCCATGTCCGTCTGATACGTTTCCTTTGTGACGCGGGCTTCAATGGCAGTGTTCGTCCTTTCAAGGTCAGAAGAATACTCTGTCCTGAACTGCGTCAAGTCCTGCTTGTTCTGGTTAGTCTGCGTAGCAGTCTGGTTTATCTTTTCAAGGTTCGCTCTGTCGGTCGCAGCCTGTTGGCTCGTAACGCCGCTTGTGGACTGCGCGTAAGAAAAACTTGTGACCGTCTCGCCCGCACCGGAAATCGCTGTGTTGCAGTTCAGAGCCAGCGTAACGTTGGTGACAATGGTATCATGTACAACGCCGTCTTTGTCCTTGTAGCGTATCATGTCCAGCGGAAACAGATACGGTGCAGACTTGATGGTGGCGCTGTATGGACGGTAAGCAAACCCGCCGCGTGCGGTTTGCAATTCCTTCAAAACACCCTCGTAGGCGTTGGTCAGGAAGCCGCAGTCACTCAGGTCAAGCGTATAATCTGCTGTGCCGGACAGGTAGGTGTTGCCGTTGCCATCGTCACAGGTAAAACCTGTAATGGTGATGTCGTTCTCCAACATATCGCTGGAATAACGCTCACTTGCGGTGATGGTCACACCAGTCTGCTCGTACCATTTCAGCACAAGCCGTCCGCTGCCATCCATGAATGCGCAAGTGCCTGTAAGCTGCGCACACCATTGCAAAAGCTGGCGGTAGGTCAAAGTCTGGTTTGTACCAGGCAGACCGCCGATGCTAAAATAGTGGTTCGGCAGCACCGAAACATCCGTTGCAAGCGTGACGTTGCAAATGGAGCAAATTTTCTGGATAAGCGCATCAACGTGGATAGGGAAGGAGAGTGCAGAAGCGTTCACCTCGCGGTCAAACAAGACCATGTAGTCCAGCGCAGAGATGCTTATTGTGCTCAGTTTGCGGGGCGGGGTGTCCACGATAAAAAGACCGCAGGGAACATACGCAACGTCTTGGTCAGAGGACGCAGAGCCAAGAATCATGCGTCTTAGAATGCCCTTGCCTAGCGTTGCACTCTCAAGAACGCTGGACAGTTTGATGCCGATTTTGACGTTCAGGACAGCGCCCTCAAAGGAAACATCATTGAACTTGCCATCGTAGTTTTGCAGCTTCAAGGACAGTTCAGACGCAACCGCAGAGCCGACCTCAATTTTACTGTTGGTCACGCAATATCGGTCAATCTTCAGCCCGCCCTGAATGATATCCGCATCGGTGATGGTGAACGTCTTGCTGCCAGCAGTAACCTCAATAAGGGCAGTCTGCTTGTTGCCCTCGTTGAAGGATTTTATGATATCTTGCGATACATTGACCATCAGTGTGCAGCCCTTTCGATGATGTTAAAAGATATCCCTTCCCAGCGATTCATCCGCGAATTATACATCGGAACAGCACGGTCACCAACATAGAACTCGCTGGTTTTCCAATCGCCAGCCATTGCGTCAAGATAGGTGACGTTGATGTATTCCGGGTTGAACGCTTTCAGGATAGCAGCAGCTTCTTTTATCGTAGTGTACTTCCATTCCAGTTCCAGCTTGACGCACTGTCCAAGACGTTTCTTGTCCATCTTGTTATCCTCTGTGCGTCCGGCATCGGATGCAGAGATGTCCTGTAACCGCCACTGATAAGAAGAGGGGCATTTAAGATACTGCCCATCCACGCTCCGAATCGGATTGTACTGGTCAAGTTCCATAAATGCCCCTCCTTTAAGTACCTACCGGGATAATTGTTTTGCCGTTGCGCTGGTTCGTTCGGTTCACTGCCTGATAGAAGCTGGACACGTTGACCTCTGCGCTCCCTTCCTTCTCAAGCAAAGCCTGCAACAGCTCGTTCTGTCGGCGCAGAAGCTGATTCTGACGCTCCATTGCGGCTTCAACACCTTCTCGGATGCCCTCAACGATTTGGTCATTGTTGGCAACTGCTGTGTGCCCACCCATAGAGCCGACCATCTCTGCACCGGCTTCTCGGGCGATGAACAGCTGACCAGCATCGGGGAAACCGCCGTCCGCAAAGCCGAAAATGCTTTTGCCAAGATTTACAAGCGCTCCAATAGGTGACAAATCCCAAAGGGTGTGCTTTGCGGTTTCCAAGAGTTTTGTACCAGTAGATTTGTTGGAATCGCTCCAAGTTCCTATCATGTCCTTCCACCACTGCATACCGCCAGCAGCGCCAAGCCCAACGCCAACGCCTATGCCACCATAAGCGCCAAGATTTGACAAAGCCCCACTGGAAGCCGCTGTGCTACCGACCGCTCCAAGCACGTTGCTTCCTGCCGAGCCAGCAGAAGAAGCACCGGCGCTTCCGATACCGAGCTTTTCTTTAAACCAGTTTATAACCGCAGCGCCCTTTGATAAGATGTAATCGAAGCCGTCAGACACGATTTTGCCAATGCCACTGTCCTTGCTGAACAGGTCACTAAAAAACGTTTTCAAGCTTCCGTATGCCTGTTTCAAAAGCGGAACTTGGTCGATGACCTCGCCGACTTTGGTTTTCAGATTGTTGAAGGTGGTGATAACGTTCTTCACGCTGTCGATGGTATCGGACACGTTCTTGACAGCAGTGGAAACCTTGTCGAAAACAAGGTACACGCCCTCAAACGCCTTTTGGATGGCAAGACCAGCAGCACCGAAGAAGCCGTTGTACTGGTACTCGTTTTCAATCTCTGCAACGCTCTTTTTCACAAAAGACCGGATATCAGAGACCGCGCTCACAAAACCATCATGCGTGTTCAGGATAGACTTCGATGCAGCGGCAAGCGCGTCAATAGAAGATTTGAAGCCGTTGGAGATGTCTTTGCCCGCCTTAGTAACAGCGTTGATGCCCTCTGTGAAGTCGCCCAAGTCGGTTTTCATCTTCTTGAACCAGCCGCCAAAGCTATCATTGGTGGTGCGCATCGTGCGTTTCAGCGCGTTTGCGGTTTCCATCATGGACTTGCCGCTTGCGTCAATGGAAAGGCTGATAGAGCCATCGCGCAAACCGTAGTTGTCGTCTGCCAGCTGAGAACCAATGGCCTTTACCGCGTCAGACACGGACTGGATAGCGTTCACCGCAAGGTCTTTGGCAGCGGAGATGCCGTTGGCAAGACCTTCTACGATGTAGCCACCGTAGCCCTTGAAAACTTTGGAAGGGGAGTGGATGCCAAGTTCAGTCTGTGCTTCTTCTTGGATTCCGTCTGTTACAACCTTGACAGCATCATCCGCAACGCTCTTTTTGCCAACGATGCCTTTTGCGATGCCATCTATGATGTTTTTACCAACGCTAACAGGATTGAACTTGGAGATTTTCTCGATTAACTTCCCGAACCACTTCACGGCTTCTTTAATTCCGTTGATAACGTCAGCAATCAGAAGGATGAACTTTTCTGCAAAATTTCCGTTCGCTGCAATTGCCAACCGGTCAGCTTCATCAACGCCACTTGTAATCCAACCAACAAAAACGCCTATATTGTGGATTGTTTGGGCAATGCCCATTACAAAGTTTTCAATGAAGTTGCCATTCATCTGCAAATCCAAGCGGTCTGTTTCGGAAACTCCGTTTTTAATCCAACCAACAAAGATTGCAATATCGTTAATGATGTTTCCAATCGCGGTAACGGCAGCAGCCGCAAAGTTTGCAACGCTTTCGCCAATAGACTTGAAGGAATTGAACCAGTCGGTTTCCATTCCAAAGGCAGTTTTCTGATTTTCACTTCCAAGCCCGCGAACGGCTACGGAAATAGCTTCAAATCCTATAACAGCAAGACCCGCAACAGGATGACCGGATACGATAAGTCCGATGCCAGCAAGCGTTGTAACTAAATCCCAAACGTCAAGGTCGAGCTTCTTCACAACTTTTGAAATGGAATCAAACGCGGAAGTGATTCCTTCCTGCCAGCTTTCAGGGAGCAAATTCAGGATAGATTGCCCAAGATTGGAAAGAGATTCTTTCAGGTATTCAATGGATTCTCCGAGTTTCCCATCAGTAAGTGATATGTTCCAACCCTGTTTGAATCCTTCCGCCGCGAGGTAGACAAGCGCCCTTACACGCTCAAGACCTTTTCGGAATTTCTCACTATTCTGATAAAGGCTTACAAACCTTGCAACGATAATACCAACGGCAATCGCAGCTGCCATTATCGGGTTTTTCCAAAGCTTCAAGACTGCTTCAATCAAAGAACCTTCACCTTTGATTTTTTCAAGAGCAGTAAGAACCGAGTTGCTAATTGCCCATGTCGCAAACCCGGCTGCAATTCCAGAGATGAGCGGAAGTAACTTTTCAAGTTTTGCTTTGATTTCATCAACAGAAGAACCAACGTAGTTCTTGAACATATCGTAGCCGGACAAGTCTACATCGCCCAAGAGGTTGCCAGCAGCACCAGCACCAGAGCCGGAACCACCGGAAGAACCGTTGTCCTTCTGGATGACGTTCAGTTCATCAAAGCCCATGATGTAGTTCTTGAATGCCTTTGCAGCTTTGCCGGTCGCTTTGGTGGTATTGTCCATCGCATCCGTGACGCCACCAACAGCATCGCTTGCGCTGCTAAAGTCCGGGAACTCCACCTTGACGCCCATTAACGATGCGATACCGGTCACAAGCTCTTTGACCAGTTCAACAGCTGCGATCAACGGCGGGAGAATGGATTTCAGGGCAGGGTAGAGCAGAGAACCAACGGCGCGAGCCAGACTGTTCAGCTGTGCCTGCAAAATGCGAATCATATTGGCAGGGCTGGACAGAGTGCGGGCGAAGTCTCCCTGTGCATCGGTGGTCTGCTTCATGATGGCAATGTACCGCAGAACAGCCTTATCAGCCTGAGACAGGGTAGAAACGCTCTGCGAATAGCCAAGATTAAGCAGCTCCTGCTGCAACCGTGCGTTAGAAATATCGACACCCAGACGGCGAATCGGTTCAAGTTCGCCGGAGATAGCCGCCTGAATCTTCGTAAAGGATTCCGCAACAGGGATATTCTTCAAGGAAGCGAGGTCGTAGCCAAGCTGCGTCAGGTTCTTGGACAGCACATACGCTTTGTCGCTAGCCAGACCAAACGAAGTGGTCAGGCTCTGAATCGTTGCCATGTTGTTCATGGCTTCGGTTGGGTCAATGCCAAGCAGGGTCTCCATCTTGTTGATGAATGTGCTTGCTTCGCCGGTCAGTCCCTTCATGGATACGCCAAACAGGTTTGCAGCTTCATAATAGCTGTTGAATTTTTCCGCTGCGTTGCCAAGATAGGTTGCAATAGCTTTCAGCGAGACCAGCTTTGCGGCAGACCGCATGAAGTTGTTCATCTGGCTGGAAAGGCTCATGTAGCTTTTCTTCTGCCGTTCGTTGGCGGCAGTCACGCGGTTAGCCTGTGTCACAACTTTGCTCAACTGCGGAGGTAGCTTTGCAAATGCGTTGCCTACTTTGTCAAGCTGAGATGCAAGGGGAGTAAGAGCGGTGGATATCTTCTGGCAAGAATCCGCAAAAGAATCGAGGTCTGCCGCTTTCAGCTTGTCGGTCAGGTCGGGCACAGTACCAATCGCCTTGAACGCGCTACCAAGCGATTTCAAGCCTGAAATGTCCAAAATGGACAGGGGCGCAAGAGCATTCGTCAACTGCGTTATGCTGCCAGACATGGAGTAGAAGTCCACGCCGTTCAGAGCAGATACCGCGTTTGGAATCTTCTTGATAGCGTTTACAACAGAATTAACGCCCCTCACGCCAGCAGTCGTGTTGACAGAAGAGATGCCATTCAGGAAGTTTGTGACCTTATCCAGACCGGAAATGCCAGCAGACGCTTGTTTCAGCGCAGAAATGGAACTAGATAGCTTATCAAGGCTTGTACAGACCTTGCCAACACTGCCTTTTGTCCGCAAATTAGAAATGGCGGTGGCAAGCTTGTCAATGTTAAGCTCTGCACCCTGCGATTCCGCAGAGATTTCTACGGATAAGCTTGTAATATCAACATCAGCCATTGCTACCACCGTCCTTCTGATTCATCATAGAGAACATCGCCCTCTTGATGCGTTCCTGCGCTTCCAGTGCGCGTTGGTATTCGTACTCGTCCTGCTCTTTCTGAGTGAGAGGAATCGGTCTATCCATGTACTTGATGGGGCTAGACCCTTTCTTGCGGAACATATTGCCAACCGTAGAGGAAAGCGCAGATGCTGTGTAGAAACCGTTTCTCCACGCTTCAACATTGGCTCTGCGGGCGCGTAGTTCTTCCGCGTCCCGGTAGACCTTTGCCAGCCAGACGTCATCACGCCAGAATTGGTCATAGGTCATGCCAATGGAAATGTAATAGGCTTCTACATCGTGGAACAGCTTAGACACAGAGAATGGCTCTGTATCGCTGTCCGTTTCTTGAGACTGTGAGGTTACACAATCTCCCACGTTGCGTTTTTTGCGGTCTTGTCCTCTTCATCGGTGGCAACCAGAGCCTTGATAGAATCTGCGTACATCTCCATCAAGGCAGCCACCAGACCTTCCTTGTCCTCGATGTTCGCAAGCATATCATCGACCAGCTTTCGCTTGATGCTCTTGTTGCGGGCAATGAACGCGCCATAGAACAGAGCCTTAGTGTTTTTGACAGGGTTGATGCCGTTAGAGAACTCGTAGATCTGGAAGCCGTTGCGTTCAGTGGCTTCGGCACTCTCGCGGGTGAAAGTCAGCTCGTAAGTGTTCTTACCATCAGGGGAATGAAAGTTGATAACCTTAGCAGCCATAATAAATGCTCTCCTTTATAAATAGGGGCAGAACCAAATCTGTTGTTCAGTTCTGCCCGGTTTGATTGATTCGATTTTTGCGGTTTAGCCGCCATTAATGGTCAGGCTCTCGCTAAACTTCGGGGTAGAGTGGAAGATGCAATTGATGGTCATCTCCACAACCTCGTCCACGCCAAAGCCGGACAGGCCGACCTGATGCATACCCTGCCAAGTGAAGCCGGAACCGTCCTGCATTTTCAGGGCGTAGTACTTGTCCACGTTGCTCTCAGAGGTATCGTCATAACCAGCAGCCTTGACGGCGGCGTAGTCGGTCTTGTTATAGTTTGCGGTGAAGGCTTTGGTGTCAGCCTGAACGATGCCAAAAATCTGCTTCTGTATACCATCAGACAGGGTGGTTGCATCCAGAAGGTTCGGGTCGGAGATCAGGTCGGGCACATCCTTGATGTCGCACAGCTTCGTCAGAGTTGTTGCGCTTTCGCCACAGTAAAGGGTAGTGTTCAGACCGGAGATAGCAGTACTCATAGAATGTTTACCTCCTTAGTTTCGGTAAATCATTCCGTCCTCTCCGATTGTTGCCCCATAGCTGCAATCAATCCGATAGACGGAATTGTTGTACAGCCCATTCAACGGGGCAAACGATTTGCGATAAAATTTAAGCGGTTCAAGAACAGAATCCACGATTCCAACAATGGAACGTGCTTCTGCAATGCGTCCGGTGTTCTTGTTTGAGTAGACCCGCACGCGCAAGGAAACGGCAGCGTACTTGCTGTGCCCGGCAGAATCAATGTGCACGGGAAGATTGCTGTTTTCCTCTATCTGCACACACGGAAACTTCTTGACGTTGCTGTCATTGATTTCACCAGTAACGAAGATGCCGGGCACTTGCTTTCGCAGTTCCTTGGCAACAGCCGTGAAGATAGAATTGAAATAATCAATCAACTATTCCAAACCTCCCTCCACGTTGCTTCGACTTGAGAAGCCATTTCCTCAACAGCTCCCCACATAGCCATAGCCGCATCGTTGCCGCTGGTGTAATTCAGCTGACCTTTGCCGTCTACTTCCTTGACAGGCGTACCAGCATTGCCAGATTCGCCGTAGTAGTACCAGCGCTTGTGCTTGCCGTTTTCTTTGCCGTATGTGCCGTGCTCGCCAATGTTATCAGGCAAAGGGAGCGGGCCGACTGTTCCGGCAGCTCCCCAGCCCTGATGTGTAACACCTGTGCCGAACTCAATGTGAGCAACCGCCTGCCCCTCCGCTAGGATGGTGCAAGAAGTGCCATTTTGGCTAACTTCACACTTAACATCGTTTTTGCCAGCATATTGGGCATTGGCAAAACGGATTGTTGCAACAGCAAGACCTTTATCGGCAAGCGCCTTTGCGAATAACTGCGCCTTTTGGTTCAGGGTGGTCTTGTATTTGCGAATATCTTCCTCAGCCTGTTTAAGTCCGGCATCGCTCAACCTCACTTTAATTTTCACTTGCAGCCACCTCTTTCAGCGCATATTTCGTGTCTGTAATATGCTCTGCGACCTTGACCACAATGTAATTGAAGGGCTTGGAAACGTCTGTCTGAAACCAGACGTGCGTACCTTCATAAAGCGATGTGTTGTGCTTTTTGCTGGACGAGCTGACAACGTAGCTGTAATCCGTGAACGCGCCAAAAGGGTTTGCTTCCGCAGAACCGGTAGGCGGGCTGACGTTCAGCATCAGCTTTGCGGGGTCGCTCCACGATTCGTATGCGGATTCGCCGGTTTCGTTTCCCCACTCGTCCACGACAGGCGTTTTCTCGCCGACCGGGTTTGAATACCACAGCGGGCGTTTATCCAGCGGGCTACCATTAAACATCAGCCGATAACACCTACTCTCGGAACCACTTCATTTAGCAGGGACTGCGCAACATCGGAACTTTCCCACACACGAGTAATGCCGTTGTTGGTGTAGCTCGTCTGTCCGTTTGCGCCGATGTGGTTGTACAGTTCCGCTGCAATGCGTATCTGCAACGACTGATACTGCGAGGGCAACTCGTCCGGTCTGTTGCCGAAAGGGTAGCCCTGCGCAAATATCTTGTCTTTGGCGAAATCAAGCAACAGGTCGAAGAGTGGGTAGTCCTCGTCCGTGATTTCATGGTCAAGTGCAGGGGCGATGTACTGCCCCAGCTTGACTGCCGCTTCGGAATACTGGTCTCCCATGCTGCTTTTCTCCTTTCGCCTTAGTAAGCCTTGATGCAGTACACAGCGTCCATGCGCTCAAAGGACGGCAGGACGATTTCAGAAGCATAGATGTTAGTGTTGACAGGATGCACAGTCAACTCGGTGGTAATGGCAACGCCGGTGTTCACAATGGACACGGATGCACCAGACTGACCGGACATCAGATCGGCTTCCTCAGGAGTAGTGCCGTACCAAGTCGTACCGAGTTTGCCATCAGGAGCCAGAACAACATAACCGTCAGGAAGATACTTTGCGGTGTCACCGCCACCTTCAGGACGATACTTCTTGTTGTAGGTGAAAATCTCAAGGCCGGTTGCCTGACGAACAACTTCCTTTGCTTCATTCGCGGTGAGAACGGAAGTGGTTCGATTGTTGATGGTAAGGAATCGGTTCTTTACTTCATCGGTGGCAATCATCTTCGCGAGCGTGACCTTGTTCATAAAGACACGAGTGACCTCTTCACCAGTTGCATCATTGACAGCATCGGCCGCAGCAATCAGGTCAGCAATAGGCGTAGCAGAAGCGGGAGTGTCCCACTTTGCGGAAGTTGTCAGTGCCTTGTAATTGCTCTTTTTCCACGTTCCATCAGGGTCGTAATTGTAAGTGTAGTTCACACCGTTTGCCTTGATGGTGATGCCGGGAGTGCCATTTGCAGGAGCCAGCAACTGCCAAATCATACGTTCAGGCACGATTCGTGCGCCGGTGACGAGATCGCTTACATCGTCATAAATGCGCTTCACAACGTCACGGGCATAAGGGTCGTTGCTGTCGAGAACACGCAAGATTTCCTGACGGTCTTTCTCACCCAGATGGTAGCCCTCACGGAAGAACGGCATCTCGGTTTCATCGAACTTGAAGCCCTCACGGGTGCGGAACGTAGCCTTTGCATCAAATGCGCTGGGCATCAGGGAAACTCCAACGCCCTTGTGACCGCGAATCCACTTCAAGTCAAGACCAGCCTTTTTCTGAGCGGGGAACAGTGCGTCAGATGTGAAAGGCATCGCGTTAGTGGGGTCATTCGTCCAATAGGCGGCAATCGCAGCCGGGGCAAAGACTTCCTTAAGATTCAGTGCCATGTTGTTTTACCTCCTATTAAGCGTTCACGCTGATGTTGTCACGGCAGAAGATGCCAGGAACGGCGGTCTTGAGAGCAGTGATTGCATCAGAATCATAGGTGAAGCCAGAGCTTGCAGCAGCTTTCTTGGTGTCGATAACGCCACGAATCAGCAGGGAAGCATTGGGGTTCTCTGCCGGGTCAACGTCATACAGCAGGATGCCGTCAGCATTGATGGTCTTAGAACCAGTCTCGCCAGCAGCAACAGCTTTCTTGCCAGCCAGCGTCATGGGGTAGCCAGCCTTAACCGCAGCAGTTTCTGTCACGGTAAAGGGAATGGCGGTGTAGTCATTGGAAGCAAGGATGGTATCGTTGATTCCGTTGACCGTGTTTCGGGTAAACTTCATGTTTTCCTCCTTGTTAATGGAAAGCACTCATTGCGTCACTCGATGCCTTAGAAGTATTTGCGTTCTGCTGTGCAAGGCTCTTCGCAAACGCCACGCCCTCACTGTCAGAACCGCCCTTGCCATCCGCACCCGGAGGTGTGGGCATATCCTTCAGCAGAGAAGCCTTGTATGCGGTGTCATGGGCGGTCATAAACTCCGACTGGAACTTAAACACCTTGTCCATGTCACCGTCAGCCAGCGCAGACGCAGCCTTGTTGGCAAGTTCAGCGTCATAACCCTGTGCAACGAACTTCTCACGGTAGGATGCAAGGGTCTTTTCCTTGACGAGGTTCTCCTTGTCGGCAGTCAGGGCTTCAATCTGCTTCTGCATCTCTGCCAGCTTGTCAGCCTGTTCCTGCGCGGCATTTTCATCATCGGTACGCTTTGCCTTGAGCTGCTTCTTGTACTCGGCAGCTTCGCCATTGGCTTTCGTCACGGCGTTGCGCAGCTTCTCAACCTCTGCGCTAGGGTCTGCAACCTTTTCAAGCGCAGAAATGATTTCATCGGCGGTCATGCCCTCTTTGTAGGCATCACCAAGCAACACATTGAGTTTCATATCGTTAATTTCCTCCTGCGTTTTTTTACCGTTGCTTCCCTGCAACGCTGCGAAATTTATATCCCGGCTTCCCTGCCGTGTTTATGGCAAACGGCTATACGCCATCTGTTTCTTGTTTCATGCTCCCGACATTTGCGTCGGTAACATCCTGTTTAGGCTGTTCTTGCGGTTTCGGTGCTTTCCCATCCTCACCCAGCTTGCCAGCGGCAATCAGGAAGGGCTTGCTCATTTCATAAGCAGCCTGCGGGTCAGGGAACAGACCGGGCGTAGTAAACGCCAACTGCGGGTCAATGGTCTGCTGCAACATCTGTGCAAAAATCTGAACCTTGCTCTGTTGGTTGTCGTACTGGCGGCGGGGCAGTTTGATGTTGATGTCACTTGCCATCAGCTTAGAACCAGCCGTATCACGCAGGATTTTCAGCATTACAGACAAGCTCTGGCGTTCAGCATACTTGAACATATTCTCGTACTGCTGCGCCCTCGCTTCGGTGTGGTTCCAGCCGTTTCGGACGATAACTGCGCCCACGTTGTCAGACGTTGCGTTCTCGCTGCCGGTGGCACTAGGCATGGCAGTCAGACTGCGGTACACGTTCAACATGGAATCAAGCAGGGTCTGGCTCTGCTGCTGGTCAAGCTCGTTTGCAATCTGAGAAACAGAAGCGGGCAGGCCAGCGGTGGATTTCAGGCACATTGCGCCCAATTCCTTCGCCTTGTTCAACGCATCCTCGTCAACAAGGCAGTTTGTAAACACCATGATGGACTGAATAAACTGTGCCACACCGTCCAGACGGTTGCTTTCAAGGTCGTTGATGGCATCCAGCACAGGGATTGCCGGTTCAAACAGACCCATTCGCTCCGGGTTCAGCTTATATTCGACCATCGGCAGCATTCCGAGAGAGTGATTCTCCGACTTCGTTACCTTGCCGTTGTCGATTTCAAAATACTGGTTTTGCGTATACACGCAAATCAGGTCGTTCAGGTCATTCTGATAATTGCGTGGGATGTGTAGCACGTTGGCGATAGGCTTGTGGCCAATGCCGGAGTTGTAAATCACATACGCCATATCCGGGTCGGGGACATCCACCAGCAGGGGCGTTTCGTCCGGGTAGTTGCCGTTATACCCCTTGTCAGGAAGAACAATGCGGTATCCCTGTCCGCACTCCAACATCCACTGCCAGAGCCGCCGATCAAGAGCATCCTTGCCCTCATACTGCAAAGCATTGGACAAACGGGCGATTTCCTCTCCGTCACCAGTTGCCGTTTCAGACCGCACATAAGAGCAGGGAGTGCCGCTCATGTAGCCTGTGTAGAAGCCCACGCACTCGTTGGCGTGGTTCTCTACAATGCGATTGGTGATTTCGGCGTGGTACTCCTTCGTGCGTTCGAGGACAGGCTGGCTACCCAAGTAGTAGTTGTGCAGAAAGCGGATCTCGTTCTTATTCAGCAGATGAATAGGCTCCGCCTTGCCCATGACCACTTTCAGCACGTTTGCCCGATTGATTTCCGTCTCCGGCGTTTCAATCGGTCTGCGTCCGGTCAGCGGCTTATTCAAAAAGTCGTCAACAACTATCTGATACTCAGCCATGCGTTCCTCCTTTCCGGCAAAATAAAAAGCGCAGCAAGACAAACCTGTTAAGGTCTATCTCACTGCGCTTACAACTGCGCTTCAAAAGCTATTCAGTTCTTAAACTTTGGTACGGAGACCCATGTATCTTTTGGAAGGTTGGAGTCTCCAATTGTAATCCAATGGCAAAGAGGGCACAGAAGGGAGAACTTACCTTCCACTTCGCCAAGATAACGTCCGCAATCACACGGATTGCCGTTTGCGTCTTTTCGAGGACGCTTGCATCGTACTTTTGCTACCATCTGTGCTCCTTTCGTTGGATTTCTGGAAACAGGCTGTTGAGCACAGACCTGTCGGAAGCTACTGGGAAACTGTTCGCACTTCCAGCCGTGCTATTCTTCGCCCGAAGAAAACCATTGCAGCCTTTACATTCAGTTGTTGGACAGACGTAAACGGGTCAGCTGCAATTTTGGTGCTGCATAATGGATTTGAACCAATGTATGTCCGGTTATGAGCCGGATGCTCTAGCCTAACTGAGCTAATGCAACATAGAAACCCGGCTTAATTGGTTAACCGCTGCTCTTTGCAATGTCATGTCTAACCATTGCATCGAGAGCCGGGAGTAGCGGTGGAGGATTCAGAGAATAGAAAGCCAAGCAAAGAAGATAGTTGTGCTGCGTAACGGAATCGAACCGTTGCTTGCCAGCCATGGGGGAGACAGACTGGCATTCCCCAAACAATTGGAAACGCAACATATAAAGTCCGGTGAAGGTGAAAGAGTGAGAAAACCTCCACCGGTGAAAGGAGGAATATGCCTATTGACGCCAAAGCAAGTAAAAATGACAAAACCTTGCTGCGCTGGGCTATTCCTTAGAGGAAGCTGCAAATCTTCCTGCGTACATTATAAGCCTTGTCAAGTGGTGAAATCAAATAAATAGACCCAGCGAACACAATATATTGTGTTTTTAATCAAAAAGGCCTCTTGACAGGCTCAATTTTACTGATTCCGTTATACAATTCATCGGCAAGCTGTGCCAGACTGTCCGGCGCATCATCGTGAGGAACTTTGCCAAGCTGCGTGAACATCGTCACCTGTTCCATGAACGCCTTATACTCTTTCGACTGGTGCTTTTCGTCAAGGAAATAGAACCGTTTGATATCAGGCGCATACTGGATGATTCTGGATAGTTTGCTCTGTCCGCTTGGCGCACGCTGGCTGCGGACAGAACAGTGATACCCCTGCTGCCGGAGCTGGCTGTCTACCACATCACAGTATTCGTCACCGCCGTTGTTGGCTTCGCCGCGCACCACATTGATTTTATGCTGGACGATTTTGCCCACGACTTCCGGTCTGGTCACGGTCTTATCGCCGTTATTAAACACGAGATCAGGGATGAACACAGCATCTCCGTACACATAGGCAATAGGGCAGGCCGTGAAGTCGCCGCCGCCCCATGCAATATCCATGACCATGAGCTTGCGATCGGGCTCTCCGTCAGGCAGAACGCCATTGAAATACCGCAGTTCATCGGCAGGGAACAGCAATCCTTCACGCACATAGGGCTTGCCCATGTACTTTGCCCACCATGTTGCATCGTCAATGCTGGCTTTCATATCAGCATAGTAGGCATCGTCAAAACCAACGCCATAGTCATAATTGAAGTTGCTGTGTCCGTTTTCGTCCACCGCAGGAATCACACGGAATCGGTACTTCGGGTTGTCTGCATACTGGTTTTGGATGCGTCCCAGAGGGTCAAGCACGTTCCAACGTGTGCCGACCATCAGCTCCAATGCGCCCTGCTTTTTACGGTCTTTCAGCTGGTTTAGATAGGCATCGTACTTGTTGTTCAGACGCTCTACGTTCAGGCTTTCCTCCAAGTCCTCAATCAAGTCATCGCTGTACAGAACGCCGCCCTCTCCGATTTCAACAGCACCAGTCAGCGTGCCGCCGATGGAGCGACAGGTCAGGGTTGGGAAACGCTTCTTTCGGTTCAGGTCAACGCTTTCATCCTTTGCGCTCTTGTCCACAAGCTGAACATCAGGGAAGATTTTACCCCAGTTGTAGGTTACGGGGTCGGTGATGATAGATAGCACTTCGCCGTAGAAGCCATTTGTCAACTTGTCAGAGTGTCCGCTCATAACCGATGCAACGTCAGGGCGGTTGCCCATTAGCCATGTGATAAAAAATATACAAAGCGTACTTTTTCCAGTTCTCGGAGGTTGACTTACTCCAAGAAATTCTACACGATGGAAAAACAAGTCCTCTAGGTCACGAACCAGCGTCAGAAGCACCTTTCTTCTCGGCTGGTAAAACTTCTTCTCCGGCGCACGGTTCCATTCAAGGTAGATGCAATAGCTGTCGAACACATCTTTTGCTTCAAACAGGTACGTCCGGCCGATAATGTCATAGACCTTCGCCACGTCCTCGCCTGTTTTCATCTTGCCCATCATAGCTGCACAGACAGAGCGCAGCTCTCCGGAGTATTTGTAGGCATCGAACCGCTTGTCTTGTGGAAGGGCATCTCTCAGGTTCACCACCGCCTGAAACCAGTCCTCATAGACTTGTGCTTCGGTCGGATTCTGCTTTGCATACGCTTTGATGCTGTCGATGATGGCAATACACTGCTTTGGCTGCATAAAAAATAGGCACCCCCTACCTGAAAATGTAAAGAGTGCCTACAACTGCACAAAAATCAAATATTCGGTTTTATAATGCTGTTTTCTGAAAATTATTTGCTAAAATTCATTTTAACGGATGAAATGTGCGGTTTATTTGACTTCCTCCACAAGCTGTTTGAGCCTGCGCTTCAATCCAGACCCGATTGTTTTCTTCACATATCGCTTGTACCACGAGCATCTGTGACCCTTTCGGCATCTATAATCGCAATAGTGGCATTCACCTGTTGTCCTGCGCTTGTAAAGTCCTTTCTTCATAGATTCACCTGTTCTGTTCAGCAATCCGATACCATGTCTGGCGGGTCAGATAAATCCGTGTTCCTTTGCGTAGGATTCGAGGTGCGGGCATTTATCCAAAAGCGGATTGTCCTTAACACACTCTTTGACTGCTTCGTCAATTCCGATTTCGAGAACATACTCCAATACACCAGCGGTTATATTCTTCATAAACCGATTACAACCTTCTGATTCTTCCCATTTCATCTGTTTCATAGCAATCCCCTTTTACTTATCGAAAACAGTCGGCTCACGCTTTCCGTCTGAACCGAGTTTTGTCAAATAATTCATGTATCTTTTGAAGATTGTATCGTCTTGGCCAAACGAAACATAAACCGCGAGCATAGTTTGAATCGCGTTATCCGTATTTTTGGGTTCTACGATAATTTCCTCGTTTTCAAATTCGACAGTGCAATTCACTTGCTCGCAAACATACAAAAACGAGAACAGTTCTGTGCATCCGGGAAAATCAAACACTGAACGTAGTTTGATATTTCCATCCGCTACAATTAAATGCCCATAAGGAGAATCTGCTATCAAATTAGATTTTTTCATGTTAGTATACCCTTTCTACTGATTTTATATTGCCACACCCCAACAGAAATGGTATAATACTTATGTACTATCATCCTGTTGAGGGATTGGTGGTTCTTGTTTGTAGCAGTGGCCTGTGGTGGGTCGCTGCTTTTTTTATTTTTCTTCTTTGTTGGCATACTTGCGTGTGGTGGCCGCATCAGTAATGCCATATTTTTCACGATACTTTTTGACCGTGCGCCAGAACGTAGCAGATTTCAGCCCAAGTTCGTTCATCATAATCTTCGGCGTGGTCTTTCCGTTCTGCCAGTCATTATAAAGCTGCCGGAACTTCTCTTCGTCTACTTCGACAGGCTTTCTACCCTTATACTTTCCTTCTGCTTTTGCGATTTCGATTCCCTCCTTCTGCCGTGCCAACATTGTTTCGCGTTCCAGTTGTGCCAGAGCTGCAAACACGGTCAGCATAAATTTTCCGTTAGGCGTAGAAGTGTCGATGTTTTCTTTCTGGCTGACAAACTTTACATTCTTTTTTTCAAGTTCTTCAACGATTTCCAGAAGGTCTTTTGTGGAACGAGCCAGACGGCTGAAACTCTCAATCACAAGAGTATCGCCCTCACGAACAAACGCCAGCATCTCTTTCAACTGCGGGCGATCAGTGTTCTTTCCGCTCATTTTATCAATGAACACCTTTTCAACGCCAAGCTGCTCCATAATGACTTCCTGACGAGCCGTGTTTTGCCCGGCTGTCGAAACTCTTACATACCCAACTTTCATTTTTGCGCCCTCTCTTTCTATCACAGATTATATCACATTTTGATAGTGCTGTCAATAACATTTTTGATAGTTAAAATTGCGTAAATTGTTTATTTCGACCATTTTATATATAAAAATTCGGACATTCTATTCAATTGACCTAAAGGGGGCAAAGATTTAAAATATCTTCACAAACAAAAAATCCACCAGCCAAAAGCTGATGGACTTCTGCAATAGAAAGGAGCAAAAACATGAAATTTCCCACGACAACCGAAGAATTTCTGAAAACGCTCGCCCACGGCAAAGAACCGACCAGCGAGGACAGGGAGTACGCAGAAGCACTGGGTAAGCTGTCCGAGTTGAACTACCGGGCAGGGTACGAAGCCGGAGCAGCCAAAAATAAGGGCTGAGTTTTGTGCAAAACGTAGAAAGTGGTTTGTCAAGATGAACGAACACTAAATGTAGTGTTTCGTTGGTCTATTTCCGCTTGACTTTACTACATTTTGCGATTAAACTTAATGCACCTCAAAGAAAGGAGATAAGAACATGGCAAGAAGTCCTTACATCGAAGCATACCGCCATCAGGTAGCCGTTGGCTTCACTGATCGTCAGTATGAGTTGCTGGTGGAGCACTGCAAGAAGTGCCGCGTATCGTTGTCACAGGCCGTCCGCGATGCCTACCTTGAGAAGTACCCCATGCCAGATGAAGAAAAAGAATGATACGTCCGCTGAAGTTTGGAGACAGAAGCGAACGTATCATCACACACTCAGAGAGTATAGACCCTCTTTGGGTTATTATACCAGAGATGGCCTGCTCTCGCAAGATAGAAAGGTCAAATTTCTATGAATAATAATCTTGAAACCATCCGAATCTTCTCCGAAGATGTTATCCCTGTGTACGACACCGACACTGGCGAAAAGGTTGTGCTGGGTCGGGAACTGCACGAAAAGCTCAAAATCAAGACCCCTTATCACATCTGGTTTCCCCGTATGGTGGAATACGGGTTTGTCGATGGCACGGACTATTTCACGGAGAACAAAAATGTTCACCGTGAAGATGGGCGTAAAATGCCACAGGTTCAAATCGACCACATCATCAAGCTGGACATGGCGAAGCACATTGCGATGATTCAGCGGACACCTGAGGGCATGGAGATTCGCCAGAAGCTGATTGACCTTGAGAAGAATGTGTCAGTCAACCAATTCGCAGGGGCATCCAAGGAACTGCAAGCAATCTTCGTTCTGGACAACCGTTCCATGCAGCACGAAAAGCGCATATCTGCTCTTGAAACCAACATGACAGTGGATTACGAGCAGCAGCGGGCGCTTCGCCGTGCGGTAAACCGTGTCGTGGTTGAAGCACTTGGCGGCAAGACCTCTCCTGCATACATTGACAAGTCCACCCGGTGCAAGGTTTACAGTGAATGCAACAAGGATGCACAGGACTGGTTTCATGTGAACAGCATCAGCAACGTTCCTCGCAAGGATTTTGACAATGCTGTTGCTTACATCGAACGGTGGCGGCCTTGTGCAAACACCGTGATGATGATTCAGAACGTCAATAGCCAGACCCAGATGGCATTTTGAAAGGAGAACAACTATGCTTACCGCAGATAAGATTCAGGATATGGGGGAATACCTCAACTACGCTTTCGAGACCATGCTGAAACTCTGGCGCACCGTTGACTACGGCGAGTGCGTCCACGAGCCTGTTATCGCTTGTGACGGAAAGGTTGTCGATAGCGGTCAGCTTTCCTTTGAACCGGACGAAAACGGCGAGATCGAGCCGGTTCTGCTCCGGGACAACAAGTGCATCATGCACGATGTGAAGTATTGGATGCCCTTGCCCAATGTTGAGTACCATCCCTATCACGATAAAATCGTGAAGTAAACAGCCCATAAGAAAAGCCAGTGGTTAGAGAACATCTAGCCGCTGGCTTTTTGTGTTGTGGATTATTTTGCGAGGTCTGCGTACTTCACTTCTATGCGCGGGAGTTCATCGGTCGTGCCAGTCAACGCTCTAGTGATTTTCTCAAGCCCGGTAAACTCACCATAGACGGTGATAATATCATCTTCCAGAATCTTCACAGCGTCGCCACCACGCTTGTCCAGCATATAATACTCATCATCTGCATAGAATCCGTATCCGCTGTTATCGGTGTAGGCTCTCCATGCTTTCCTGCTGCCGGAAAAGTTTGCGCTTACAATCTGTGCAACCCTGACCTTGACCATAACCTTAGTTCCTTTGTACTTATCGGGATAGCGGAACAGTTCCTTGTAATCCATCTGCCGGCACTGCGGCTTATAAGCATCCTCGCTGATTTCAGGCGCAAAGTCTCCGCTATCGCAGCCAACCAACATAATGCAAGCCAAGATAGCCATCAGGACTGCCGCAACGATTCTCTTTCTCATTTTCGGTTCTTCCTTTCTTTGGCACATAGCCTTTAGCTGATTATACCACAATCTAGGCTCCGAAAGGGGTCTTTTTGTATTTTTCGGAATTTTTGGAGACTTGCACAATCGGATGGGTTTTGGTTTGTGAAGGTGGGGTGGGTATTGGCAGCACGAACACCGAAAAACGCCTTTTTTGAATTTTTTCTACGCGAGGTGTCGACCACCCCACCCCCGGTTCTCCCTATATACCCCAGAGGTGGAGACACCAGCCCCAGCGCGCCCGGACAGACCGCACAGCACAGGCAACACCAGAACCAGGGCGGGCAAGTACCAGGGCAGACCGCCCGCCCAAAAGCTGGACACGCTGCACTGGTCTGCACCCGATACCAGACAGGCCGCGCCGGGCAGATCGTACAGGCGGCAGGGCGGTGGAGGGCTGGCAACTCCTCTATCATGCGCATTATGATAGCTCTATCACAGGCATGGTATATTGATAGCAATATGAACAAATATCACAAGGATATTTTGTTGTTTCTTGTGATAGTAAATTACTATCTATCTATTGACATATAACCCTATTGATAGTATAATAAAGGCACAAACAAGAACAAACCACATTGAACCAAAACAGGAGGACAAAAACCATGAAAAAGACCTATAAATGCAGTGACCTCTATACCGCCACATTTGAGGACGGCGCGTTAATGACTGGTACGCTTGACCAGCTCTATACAGCCCAGAACGACCGCAAAATGACCATCAAGCCCGTTGTGTGGCTCTGGTGCAGTGACAGCGGCCTGTATATGGTAGACTACATCTTAGAGGGTGCGGGCTGGACGCTGGGCGTATTTGATACGCTGGCAGACGCGGAAAAGGCAGTTGCAGCGTTTAACACACAGCCCGCAGCAGATGTGGCGGCAATGCTCACAGAGACCGCTTTAAAGCACTTTACCTGTGAGGTGGAGTGCAAGGCACTGGGCAACGATGGCAAACAATACAACGCTGTTTGGTGTCCCGATTGTGGGCAGATTTATTATACCATTCCGAAAAAAGTTAAAGTACTGGGCTACATTCCGCAATATAAGGAGGACTAAACGATGACGAGAACCGACGAAATCAACGCAGAAATCAGAAATCAGGCCGTGCGCCTGTATCCCAAGTGTGCCGGGCTGTTTGAGCTGCCATTGATGGTATACGCTCAGATTGTAGCGGACAACCTGACCCGCTCCAAGCCATACCGCTTGACCGTTGAGCGGTGTAAAAAAATCATTCTGACAATGCCGGAATTTGATTAATGGAGGGTTTACAATATGATCACTCTTGACTTTACCCAATGGGCTGCCCTCTGGTACATCGGCGGCATGATCAGCGGCGCTTTAGTTATGATTGCATTTCTCAACAGCTAAGGGAGGACTTAAACATGAAAAAACGCAGCTTTATAAACAACGGTAAAACGTGGAAACGTGTCCCGAAAAATCAGGCGTGCGCGGCATACGTGAACGGGTTGACGGTGGCAATTTGCCAGGTAAATTTTGTTCCGAAATACCCCTATACAACAAACCGAAAAAGCCGGGAACGATTTATTATCGATGACATAGGAGCACGGAACGATTTTAACAACGTGGTAGCGTCATTTGAGTATTATAATTGCACAAACGCAAAAACGGGAAAATACGCCGCGTTTTATATGGAGGGTTAAAAATGACTGACCTAGAATGCAAGTGTAACGAGTATCGGGAATATAAGCGGCTTGCAGAACAAGCGGAGCAGATGCGGAACAGCCTGCGGGATGAAATAATTGCTATGATGCAGGGAGCACCGGAGGTTATCGCAGGCGCCTGCAAGGTGATGTATAAGGACGTGCAAAGCGTTCGACTTGATAGCAAGCTTTTACAGGCAGCGCACCCAGATATTTATGCTGAGTGTAGCAAGCGCACCACATACAAACGTTTTAGCGTGGTCTGAGGGGGTGCGACAAGTGATATTTTCCGCTATCCTGTTCTTTTTTTGGTTTTTTAGCGCACTTTTTAAGGCCAGCAAATAAGAAGCATTCCGCCCGGTCAGCAATGGCCGGGCTTTTCTTTTGCCTTGCATCGACACGGTGCAGGGCTTTTATTTTGCCCTGCTGCAATACAGCCCAATACAAGCGTTTACAGCGAGTTTTGCGCCGTCCATGCAACTATACCGCCCACGCCGCAAAACAGCGCACGGGGCTTTACAGAAGCTTTTCCGGCTATTTGCCGCATTTTTTCGCTGTTGTGTGGCGGTGTATCCAGCTATACTGCACCACCTGCGACACGCTGGAGCATATCACAGCGCCGTAGCACCTCCAGCGAATACCAGATACCAGCGCCACGCCGGACGCTATACAGGACAGCACAGCCGCCCTATTATAATAAGGTATATAATGGCGCAGCGGTGTGTCTCTGTTATAGATCCATGCCAGACGGTGCAACACATCGCAGACCATGCCAGCCCGGCGGGGTCTCGATACTTCCCACGCCCGGCGGCTTGCGATGTGGCACCGGTTCAGCAGTCAGGGCGCACCGGCTGGCACCCTCCACCCGGCGGGGCAATCCAGCAGCAGGAGCGCGGCGGGCGGCGCGGAACCATTGACGGCTACCGCCGTATCTTTTTTCGGGCTTTTGCCCGATAGCTAATAGAGGTCAGCAATAGTCGCAGCGTTCCGGCTGGAATAGTCGTAACAGGTTCTGGAATAGTCGTGGAATAGTCGTAAAGTCGTCAGACGACTAGCTTTTGAAAGTCCTATATATCGTATAGTAACGAGTAGTTCTCTGATAGTCGTAGAGTAATAGTCGTAGCGTTTTCTTGCGAACCATCGTCAAATAGTCGTGTATTTTTTGTGTGAAATAGTCGTTTGCCTTTTAGAGAAAGAAAGGTGCGATAGTCGCTAAGTCGTCCGACACCTCCAAAAATCAATATGTGTCAAGACACCTGTCAATTCTAATCCCAATCGCATTACCTCAAAATCTTTATCTATCGTACTTATTATAATAGTCGCAGATAATTACTCAATCTTTTTAACTATTATTCTGCTTGAATAGTCGCATCATCCAATTAGGTTCGTTCTTCTCCGATTTAATTACCAACAACTACAATCATACTATACCAATCAACTAGGATTGTCCATTCGGCAAATACCTCAATACTTTTAATCATCTAATAAGACTATCCAATCGGTCAGTTGCTTTCAGCTTTCAATCAACTGCTCATGCCGATGTGCAACATTTCTACATATTCAACCGATTACAAAATGAGATCAATTCTCCATGTGAAATAGTCGTAGACCATTCACCAGTCCGAACCTCACGCCAGTTCTCGCTTACGGCCTGCTCTGTTGGCTAACGGTGTAGCTTTGGAGATAGAGGGTTGTAGGGGGAAAGAACCTTTGGAAAACATATTGTTGTCATTTTCAGTTGTCGCACTATTTTTGCGTGGGGGCCTCAAACAATTTATTTGTTTGAGGGGGGAGTTAGGGGGATTATAGGGGGTAATAGGGGTTGTAGGGGAAAGAGGGGGAAGAAAGGGGGGAAGATTGGTATACCATGATACCAACGCATACCATTCGTATCAACTGGTACGATTCGTATCGCTTGGTATGCAATAATCGCGTCCATTTCGTCTCACACATCTTGCTTTCGTCTCAATTAGCCCTGTGATTGGACAAATAGTCGTTGACATCCGCTCATCTGGCTGCTATCATCGCCGGAAAGGCGTGTAAGAGCCTGTCTGCCGCGTTTTTCTGATTGACCCGATAACTTTCACGTCTGACCTCGAAAAGCCGTTCTCCACGCTCCTGCATTGGTCTAATTGCATGGTCTAGTTTGAGATATACCATCAACATCAACGGAGAGCCGCCTACAAGCGTCTGTGGCGAATTTTCGTGGCGAAGTCTATAAAGTTATCACCTAGCATCTAAAACGCCTTAAAACGGGCTTTCTCTTGGAGTTAAGAAAAAGGCTGCCATTGCTGACAGCCCATGCGCTCAGATTCTGTATTCGCTTTCAATGTCTCAAGACCACGTTGGACGAATGAACCAGATAGGTCACGCCGTCAATCTTTACTTGCAGCTGGTCGCCCTCGTAATCGTCCCAACTATTCAGCTTGCCCTCGACAATCGTTCCATCAGGCATTTTCAGCTGTGCCCACGAGTAGCTATACGTCAGGTCTACCACCTGTTTGTTGCATCCAGTCATCAGCATAATGCCAGTCAGAGCGGATACGAATGCGGTCAAAATCTTTTTCATAGTCGTTCTCCTTTACGCCATGTAGTCCTCAAATCGTTTCACCGACTTGAAAATTATCTTGTTGTTGCACCATCTTTGCAAGTGCCGAATCTCTTTCGGCGCAGATGGCTTGTTGTAAATCATCACATAGGGGTCGTAGCCCAGATCACGAAGTGTGTAGATGCGATACAGGTCTTGTTCCAACGTGCTGTTGAAGTTCGTCAGACAGTAAACCATGCCAATGTTTGACTTGCGCCGAAATCCCTTTGCGAAATCCTCAAACTTGCATTTCAAGTCATCGTTAGGGTTATCCCATGCAAAATGCAACGTGCCAATACGCATTTTGTTGATGTCCTCGATGTCTGCCTGATTCAACAAGCGAATATCCAGACCTTGCGTAAAGTCGATTTTGGCGTGGGTATCAATGTACTGCTGCATAAGGTCACGCTTCTCTCTGCAAGCTGTGATGTTTGGGTCAAGCACTTTTATTTCGTCCTGACCACACCAAAAGTCGCTCACATCTGCCACTTTTACGGCACATCTTCCCTCTTTTGCTGCAACATGGCAGAAGGAACATCCTCTAGGGCATCCACGACTTGTCATGCTGACTGCAAATGGAAACTGTGGGTAAATGCTATAATCGGGGAAAGACTTTTCTATTTCATGCGGTAAATCAACGTCTTTCGATTTATCGAATATTTCTTTGCCGTCCACTGTGCGGATTGCGTATCCTGTGCCGCCTTTAATCACCTTGTCAGCATTCAAGGGTTCCGGCACGTCAGGGCTGTACACGTCTGAAAAAATCTTGCTCATGTACACGATGTCATAGTGGATAAAATCACTCCACCACCATTCAACATCATCGCCCTTTGCCTTGTGGTAGCTTGAAATCCGCATCAATGCAAGGTTTGGGAAGTTGTGTCCATCTACGTCAATCAATCCGATTTTCATTTTTTCACTTCACATTCACACGCATTCTTCGTATGTTTTTTCGAAAATGTCAGGTTTACACGGGTAGATTTCGCCATTTACGCCACGAATGATATAATCGCCAGTCCTCGCAATCATAGTCCCTTCAAGCGTTTTAATCTCGCACCACGCAGGGTCATTGTAAAACTTTCCGAAGTTATGCGTGATAATATCATTGCTACTTACTGCATCCCAGAACCAATCTTCTCCAACAAGTCCTCGCGCATTGAGCTTGAATGCTTCGATAACAACTGGTTTCTTGCGGTATTTCATGCTTATTCTCCTCTCATTACATCCACACGCATTCTTTGAACTGCTGTGTTTCCATCTGGAACGCGATGTCTAGCGACCCTACGTTGCCCTCTTTGTTCTTCTCAAGCGCAAAATGATAATGCTGCTCTGGCCGCTTTTTCGTGGTCACGTTCTGTGCCAGCAGGATGATTGCATCTGCGTCCTGCTCGATTTGCCCGGATTCTCGCAAGTCTGCGGCAGTCGGTGGGATACCTGCTCTTGCGGTCTCTCGATTGAGCTGTGCAAGTGCTACCACCAGCGTTCCTGTGGACTGTGCGAACTCATGCAGTGCCATGCTGATCTCTGTGACGGCACTGTATCGGTCTTTCGCTCCGGCTTGATGAATAAGCTGCAAATAGTCGATGAACACTACTTTGGCTTGCATCCTGATGGACTGCGTTCTAATCCACCCAACGCTCTTGCCAGCGGCAGAGCGGACGAACAGCGGATATTTCTTGATGGCTGCCAGTCGGTCAAGTTCGTTAATGCTGACGGTCTTGTTTTTGACCGTGTGAAGCGGTACGCCTAGTTGATTTGCGATGACACGAGCGTAGAGGGTATCAGGGTCGGTCTCTAAGCTGAAGTACGCCACCTTACGTCCGCTTTTGGCTATTTCACAGGCAAGTTGCAGGGACAGAGCGGTTTTACCTGCGCTGGGTCTGCCGCCGATCACAACGAAGTTGCCCAGCACAAGATGCAAGTTGTTATCCAGCACTTTAAGCCCTGTGCTGATATACTCCGGCTTATCATCCAGCTTGCGGATGTAGTTGTCTATGCCATCGCACATTGGGATAAAATCGCTTCTCTCGCTGTGCAGGTTGATTGCTTCACCTAGCTGCTCATAAATTCCTGTCAGGTCTGCGTATCTGGTCGAGCCATCAACGATTTTGAACGCAATCTCTCTGGCTCTGGACAACGCCGCCTGTTCCTTGACGATTCTCGCCCATCCAAGCATCATGTCGTGTGTGACGTTGCGGATGAACTCTGCACCGAAGGCATCAAGACATTCGCCCATTGCTTTCTTGCAGTTATCGTACCGTCCCATGACTTCTACCGGGTTCCACTTGTCGTTGTGTTCCCAATAGCCACGAATGGCAGCGAATGTATCATGCAGTTCTGGGCAGAAATCGTCGATTTTAAGGTCTTGCAGCACATCGGCATACTCAGAAAACGTGAGGACCGCCCCCAACAGGATGTATTGGGTCTGATTTTCAATATTCACCGTAGAAAGTCTCCCTCGTCAGGCAATTCAGCCATTGTCTGCTGATAGCCACCGTTCCAGTCTTTCACGTTACGCATCCAGTTCCGTGCAGCAGCTTTCCAGTCCTTCATAGGCGATTTTCCGACCTTCCAGCCATTTGCCGTGAAGTGGTCAACAAACCGATCTGCTTCTGATTCCATGTAGCCCTTCTCTGAAAAGTATTCTCTTGCTTGCTCGACAGTCGGTGCTTTGAAGCGTTTTACTTCGTTGGTATTTTTCTTTTCACATTTTTCTTTTTTATCAGATTCAGATACAGAATCAGATACAGATAAGCTACCATTCGTATCAGTTGGTATGTTTGGTATACCATTTATACCATTCGTATCATGTGATACCATTGGTATGCTTTCGTATTTTTTATCGTTCCAACGCTTGTTTATATTTTTCTTGTTTGCTTCTCGTCTACGCTTATCACGTTCTTCCATCTTCTGCACGTTCATATCATCGAACGCTTTAACTACTTTCCAGAGCATCCGCATAGCACGATCGTTGTCGTATGCTGGCTCAAGTCCAGCCTCAACATACTGTGCATAGTTGCGAATGAATGCTCCAAATTCCTCGTCTGTCAGTTCGTCCATCGCGTGAACGTGTTCCAGCAAAAGAATCATTGATGTTCTCGGCTTGTGTTCCTGCTCCATGCTCAATCCTCTTTGTAGCGTTTGTTCCATGCTTCGATAGCATCCTCTGCCGTGTCAAACAGTGCGCCACCCATGCTTTGATTGTCTCCATCCGTGCAAAGGATACATTTGCCCCATCCTTCGTGATGCAAGTCATAAGAAAGCCCGCTCCACGGGTCTTGTTCGTACTCGCATCCCAAACGCCCATGAAAGTTGCCTTCATCATCGCACACGCCAATGTAAACTGCGTTCTTGCCGCAAAACGGACATCTCTTGAGTTCTGTCATTTTCTAAATCCCTCTCTCGTTCTCATAATTCGTTTGAAGCCTTCGTGTAATTTTGCGCCTTTACGGTATACAGGTCGATTGTGCTTCTGCTTGATGTAGCCGCACTGCGTTTCGGACTGTCTGATAGCATTTGCAAGCTGTTCAAGTGATGCAGCACACCGGTTCATCGCTTCTGTTAACGCTTCAAATCCATCCATATTCAGTCCTCTTTTGGCGGTTCGGGCATAGGCATCCAATGGGTGACATTTTTGAATGGGATGCACTCTCTTGCTTCACACCAACCACCGTTTGCATCATAATAGGCTACCCAGTCACCAGCTTTTTTGTCGTGAACCAGAACATAATCGCTGGCAAAATCGTTTTTCGGAACATCGGGCAATCTATCCTTGACACTAATCCAATTGCTCATTCTTATCACCTCATACCATCGGAAACGCCATCCAATGCGTTACCGTCACATCTTTCGGCAGTCTCTCGCCTATCTCATCCCAGAACTGACCGTCTGCGTAACAACCTAGAAAATACGTTGTCGGCGAGATTCCTTGCAACATTTTTCCATCTTTATCACGCCACGTTGTCTTGGTCGCAAGCAACAAAGGCTGTGTTCGCTTTCGTGGCGGTTCGCTTGCTGGATGCCAAAGGGTGTTACTCATAACCTGTTCTCCATCAAAGAACCACAGTTCGGGCAGTAGTTGTAGCGGTCTCGGTTGTTTCTCGCATGGCAATTACTGCACATGAACCTCGTCTTATCTTCGTCTTGCACAATCCATTCAGCGGTACGCTCTAAGGCTGTCGGGGCATCTTCCACAACGTCAATGGCATCGCCAATACCGCAAGCACGGCATCTAACGCCGTTGTAGTTCTCGCAACCATCGCAATAAGCTTTCTTGATTCTTTCAATAAGTGCGCTTCGTTCAAGGTATTCTGGATAATTAGCCATTGTCTTTCACCTCGATTGTTGGCGCAGTGTCGATGTAATCAAGCACATCGTCTAACGACAAGCCACCTATTGTTCCATCGTTATACTCCTGAATCCACGCCTCGATGTTTTGACGTAGTTCATTAGCATCAATCGGTCTGGCTCTCATTGCACGTTCCCCCTTCAAATCGTGTTATCAACACTTATAACCGTAAACGCTAAAGATGATTGCAAACCCAACGAGAAAGAAAAGAACATTGACTGCTACAACCGCAATGGCTTTTAAGATTACGTTGTCTATGTATTCGTCCAAAATGCTAAGAACTATATATTTTTCGACCAAATAAATCGGAAAAACGAACACAAAACCAATCATTGTCGTCAAAATAAAACCGAGTACAATTTCAAACAAAGACATTTTTCTTTCTCCTTTTAATCTCATTACAAACCGCCTTGTAAAACGCATCCCACGTCTCATAGTCGCAGGAATCGCCAAAGTCAAATCCTGTCCGCTTGCGCTCTGCAATGTCACGTTCAAAGCAACCAAGCGTCGTGTCGGTAAGCTCCGGCAGAAGCGGTGTAATGTATCCGCAGACAAGGCTAGGCATATATGACCGTCTGCCTAAGCAATAGCGGACAGCGCAGTTACAGACCCCTCCGAAGTCATCATTAGCGGGGTCAATTAACGTAGACTTTAAATCAGATGCGTTACATTTTAGATAGTCTGCTACAATTTCAAGCTCTCGCTCGCCAAGAATCCTATAGCCTAGCTCTACATTTGCAATGTAGTTTGAACTATGGCCGAGTTGTTTTGCAAGTTCTTGTCGAGTTACGGAAAGCTCATATCTTCGCTTCCTGATTTTCTCCCCTGATGTCATACTCGTCCAGCTCCTTTCTGATTTGCTGGCGTTCAATCTGCTTTAATCTTGCTTTTGCCAGCTTGCGATTGTCAGCCTTGCGGATAGCCCAGTTGTTTCGGTGGTTTGCCCACGCTGCAAAATAGTGACTGTATTCGCTTTGGTCGTACCAGCCCTTTCCAATAAGCCCTTTATAGGTCTGCTGACGTTTCATCTTTCTTCTCCCATTCCTTGCATCCACGTTTGTCCCACACGAAGTCTGCAACGTGTTCTGACTGGTCGTTCACGCATACGCCCTCCGGCTCTGCGTACCATTTGCAAGAGCCGCAGGACGGCTCAGATTTGTTCTTGCAGGATTCTGCTGTGCATCGGATAGCCTTGCCAGCAGAGAACTGTTTAATGCCCATGCAAGAGCAATGTTCAGTAGTGCAGTAGAAATTCATTTCTCTATCTCCTTCCATCCGATAAACTCGCATAAGCCAACAGTGTTATTGTCACAACGATGAATGAGGACTTTATCGCTTATTTTGAATTTTGCGATAAACCCAATTTTGCTTTCTTCCATTTCGTTTTCAAACATCCAATCAACGATGTCTTTATCGATTCTGACATCGCCTTCGTCTGCCATGGTTGCAAAGCACTGTTTGCACCTGTAAAGAGCGCACTTTTTCATTATCTCTGCCCTCTCTTTCCCCTATTGAACCGTCCGATCACTCGCTTATACTCTGCATAGCACTCCGGGCACAGGTCGCCTGTGTCCCTGCGCCATCCCCAGTCCTTGAAGTATTCGTCAGGGTTCATCATCCTGCCGCCTAGAACCGCTCCGCAGCGGTCACACACTCGCTTGTGGTAGATTCCTCTGTCAGCCTGCATTAGCTTCTCTCCTTTTGTCAGCATTCATTTTCAAATTCTGCTCCGCAATAAGGGCAGTATTTGATAGGCTTTAGCTTTATATTGCCGTGCTCCCAACCCGGATAGAGCCAATCTTCCGGGAAATGCTCGTTGCAATTAGAACAATAGCAAGTCTTATCCATATCATCATCATTCGGATAAATGTTTAAGTGCGCAATCGGGCGCATCGTCTCTTGATTGATTGTGCAAGCAGCTTTTACATGGTTACAAAAAATCTCAATTACTCGTTCTACTGAAATCGGATTTTCTTTTCTTGTAACGATAGGAGCAGACTTGTAGCCTTCAAGAAAACAAATCAACTTATCTGCATCAACTAATCTCATTTTTCTCTTCCCCAACATCCTTGAACAAGATTTCTTTGTTGGCTTTCCAGTCTTTGATTTTGCACGGAATGTCCGTGCCGGGCACTGTCTTTTTCAGCCCATCCATCTGCCAGACGTTCCATGAGATGATGTCTGCGATACAGTCAAGAAAAATATGCATGAAGCCAATTTCTAGCTTTTCAGCATCAAACCGATACCTAAAATTTTCAATCAGTGTCAGGAACAGGTTGCACCTTGCCAGAAAGAGGTTGTCTCCTTGCCACTCATAGCCGTATGTCGATTTGTAGGCGCTAATTGCCCAGAACATCCACATATTGTAGTCATGGAACTGCTCTGCCAGAACATTTAGCTTTCTATCCAGCAGACCGATTCTGTCCGGCACGGCAATCATCTGCCCTGTTGTGGTATCGTATCGGCTTGTGAGGAACGGCGCTTCTCCACAGGTGACTTCAAGCACATTATGGTTGATGTACTTCTTCCAGTCCTCGCCTTTCAGGTCGTTTTCGGCAACGTCTGCCATCTTCTTACAAACCCAAGTCGGCGTAAACACCTCTGCTTTCTTGCTGGTGCGCTTCTTCTGGTCTGTCAGCCGTTTCTGCACACGAGGAACAAGCTGAACCTTGTCTAACTGTTCCAGTGTGATTTCATCTGCAAAGCCCACGCCTAGTTCAGGCGGCGGGTCTGTCGCCCAGATGATGTTCTTGCCTGTTGTGTGGTCTTGCAAGAGGACAGGCAGAAACGTGCGTAGACACGGGTCTGAGAAGTCAATCAACTTGCGTTCTTCTGCTCTCTCCATATCATTTCACTCCACATAGCATCAATTTTCGCTTTGTTTTTCTTCTGAGCTTCTGCAAATGCGGTAGATTCTCTTGCTTTTTTAATGCTATCGCAAGAGATTTTATAATGCTCAGGGCAAAGACGTTTCCCTTTAACGCATGGTTTACCGCATCTAAAGCACCCATTCGGGTCTTTATAATCGTATTTCTTTTTGCTGTTTTGTCGTCTTTGTTTTAACGTGCATTCGTAACATAATTGCCTGCCACCCCACGAGGGGCGTTTGCCACATTTCCCGCATAAGCCCTGTTCAATGTGCTTTCTTCTTGTTCTCTCTGCGGCTTCTGCCCGCCTTTTTTTCTGTTCAACTGTCATTTTTGAACGCCTTTTTGCGTTCCTTTCGCTTGTTTTCACAAGGCAAACTTCACAGAGTTTATGCTTTGGGGCTGATTCGTTATGACAGATAGGGCAGAAACCATGCGATTCATACCAGCGTTTCGTGAGAACTTCTTCTTCACGGCACTTTTCACAAGCAACAAAACCGCTGTTGTTAGGTTTTCCGCATCTTGGACACAGCCCTTTTTCTTTTCTTATTCGATATCTTGAGACCTTCACATCGCTGCATGATTCTTTGTCCATGATTACTTCCCATCGCTTGTCACTTCTCTGTACTCCACGTCAATCCCTTTCGGCAAAGCCGTCTGGTACTTCTGGGCGAGCTGTTCTGCGCTCTGGGCATCGCCCAACGGCTGTTCGGGCGGTGCAACGGTGACTTCCACGTTATCACGCATACCAAAGTAGTTCTTGGCTCGGAAAATCCACTCTGCCGGGTTCTCCTGACCGTACATACCGTTGTATGCCCACATGGATTGCATTTGAAGAATCAGTTTCAGGATGTACTTCTGCTGCAAGCTGTCGTCACGGCGTTTTCCCGCCATAATCTGCTTCAGGCTCACCCATTCGATGCCCAGCACCAGTGCGATCCATTCCACCACAGGGGAGATTCTAGCTTCGATGCAAGCGTCAAAGAAGAAGTCAAGACGTTGCTGAACTTCAATCGGGTTGTTCATGTCCACGCTCGGAAGGTCGCCAAAATACTTGGCTGCAATCATGCCGATGACCTTCTTGTCCTCTTCATCACCGATTCTCGACTGCAAATCGCCTGTGTTCAGCATTTTAGACCTCGTGATTGCTAACTCCTGTTGTTCTTTCACCTTTTTACTCACCTGTGAGCGGATAGATTTCCGCTTATTAAGCATCTGTTGTTTCTTCTTCTCACGCTCTTTCTCGCGCTTCGCAGCAGCCTCTTCTTTCGCCTTTTGCGCCCGCTTCTCACGCTTTTTCTTTTCCGCTTCGGTCAGCGGCGGTCTGCCACGACCACGCTTCGGGGGTGTTGCCATGCATCAGACCTCCTTTGGCAGTTTTGGAATCTGCATCCAGAACCTGACCTCTTCACGTCCAACCTCTTCTATCCACTTACCGTCTCTAAATTCTCTTGTTGAAACGCAATCGTTCAAATCCAAAAACTTATATACAACAAAGTAGATTCCATCTTTTTTCGGTTGCGAATCGTTTACGCTAATCCACTCGTTCAAACTCTCACCTCTTCATCTTCGTTTCGATGCTGTCCAGCTTCCATGCAATCTGCCAGACGGAACAGCAGTTGTCCAACTGTCTCCACCATGCACACTTTTCCTTCTCGCATACGCACCGACCAAGCGGATTGCTTGTCATCTTCATCGGGCAGTAAAGCTCGTTATCCATTGGTTATTCTCCGTTCATCTCATAACATTTGCTGTCGTTCTCGTTGAATCCCAAACACCAAGCTAACTCGGAAGCCATTTTCTGATAAATGCCTTTGATATTAAGCTCAGTTTCGGATTTCGCACAGCCACTATAAAGACCATACAGAAAAGCCAGCCTTTCACGCCCTACCATGTTGATATCCTGAATCATCATTTCCACCCCATCACAACAGCCGTACACACGACCAGACACACGTTGATGAACAGCCAGACGAGCATTGCCTGACGTTTTTCAAACAGGTTGTCTACCATGCCTTTGATCGTCCGTTCGGACTGAACCACCACCGCCAGTAGGACTAGGCAGACCAGCCAGCGAGTTGCAAATTCAAACATTGTTAGTTCCACCTTTCTCTCAGCTCTTCCTGCTTTCCGCACAGGGGGCAGTTTCCAAATTTATTCATCCTGCTGCTCCTTGTTTTTAATGGTGACTTTCAAGATCACAGTCTTTCCGTCTTTGGTATCCCAAGCGTAACCATAAAAGCCTTGTTTTTCTTCTTCTGCCTTAGAAACAAGCCAGTCTCGAACAGCTTCTACTGCTTCATCCGTAACACGAGTTTTATCTTTCCACTCTTTTCCGTTTGCTTTTACAGTTCCTGCATAAATGCCAAACATCCCGCAGCCAACATGATATTCAGCCATTTTTATTCTCCTTTGCTTCAAGGCGAGAGAGCCAGCGTTTGTATTTAGCGTCCTCAATTTCAAGCTCTGCGTCCCAAAATTCGCGTTCGGAATCGAGGTTATCTCCAAACCAAGCATCGCATAAATCAGTGACTGCGTTACTTATGTCTGCAAATTCTTCCATCAGATTTGCTTCGCACTCTGCAACGCTCTTCGGTGTCGGGTTCGTACCATCCAGTGCCCGGCGCAGCTTCAATGCAGCCTGTGCTAGTTCGGATGCTTCTTCTGCCAGCTGTGCCAAAATTTCCGTCTTAGGCAGAATGTCTGAAACTTTCTTGCTCACTTCTGTTCTCCTTTCAGCCATTCGTTCAGCTTTGCCATGCAAGATGGGCAAAGGACAACGGTTTCATCTCTTATCGAGTAAATTCCTTTATCATCGCCAGCAAGGCACTTTACAATAGAATTGCTTTCAAATTGGTCAAGTTCGTCATCAAACGGTGTCATGTATTTCACATCGTTGGAAAGCATAAACGCTTCGCCGCATCTATCGCAAACCATTGTCATTTTCACCACAACTCCCAACTAGCCTTGATTTCTTTTCCGATTTCAACCGAAAGTTTCTTGATGATGATTCTTGCGTGTTCATATTGAGCTTTCACACCGTATGAATAATCTGTGACGACCTTCTTCGGGCTTTCATTGCTTCTCATTTTCTTTCTAAGGTTTTCTTCGTTCTCCATAAGGAGTTCTCTTTGGTACAGCTCCAGAAGCCTTACCAATTCTTGTTTTTCAGGCAGTTGCATTTTCTTTCTCCAATCTCTTTAGTAGCTCATCCACGTCATACCGCCAATGGACACGCAGCCTTTTTGCTTTTACTTCTATCCCCTCTTGCTCTGCCCACTGCCAAGGGATGCTCTTGCGGCTCTCGTTGTAACGGAACGCCAGAACCTTGCTGGCAGGGATTGCAAAGGTGCGGTTGACCGCCCTGTAATTGACTATCACATGGGCGGTCTGACCGCTGTACCCCATCGCTTCCACCATGTCAGTGATGTGCTTTTCCTTGCGGTATTTGCATTTTGCCTTGTCGTACTTGCCGAACACCTTTTCAAGAGGGATAGAGGGCGTTTCGATGGTTTTCAGTTCAAACAGGTGGTTCATCGGGTATCGGTACACAAGGAAGTCGCAGATGTTGTCGATGGAAAAGGACAGGTTCTCGTTGCCACCGTAGTAGGTGGTAGCACTGTCTTTCAGGCGGTAGCACCACGCATCGGATGGGATTGATGCTTTGAAGTCTGCTTCAAACTGCTTGCCGGTGTTCATACGTTGGTCTCTGGCGGTTCGGGAATATACCTCCAGCAACGAATTTCTTTAGTTTGGATGTCTCGTCCACTATAACCTCTCTCCAAAATTGTCCAAGATTTGTAGTCTGAATCATAACAGCCAACTACTGCTTCTTCGTGAAAAATATTTTTCACCACAAACAAAACTCTTTTCAGGCATGGCGGAAGTTCTTTTTCCGGGTTAATCCATTCTTTCTGATTATTCATCCTTGTTCACCTCTAAATTCACTTCCGAGAAACCGTTTCTTTCCTTTTTCCCAGTGTTTGTCCTCATAATCACGGCGATACACGCTCCGGCTGTGGTTCAGCTCATACACGAACGCTTTGCGCTCCTCAAAGTCTTTCTTTTCTGCCTTGTATTTCTCGCAGGTGTCGTGGCAGGCTTGGTGGCGTGATGCGCAATCTTTGCAACAGGTAATCATTCTTCGCCAAATCTCCTTTTTGTTACAGCTACGCAGAAGCTTTCGATTTCGCTTGCCCAGCGTGCAGTGCCTTCTCCGTATGCTCTTTGCCATACCAAAGGGAAACCACCCAAACCATCAAACAGACTGCCCAGCGTAGGCTTTTCTTTCAGGTAAGGACGCATCTTCTGCACCAGCCAAAACCACTGCGGCAAGGCTATGGAGTTGCCCAGAGCCTTGTACCGTGGGCTGTCAGCGTATTTGCGCTTCTTTCCTTTGCTATCCGTCCAGTCACCAATGTTGGTGTAATTGTCAGGAAATCCTTGTAACCGTTCACATTCAACAGGGGTCAAGCGGCGAACAATCCAACGGATTGTTTTTTCTGCAATCATGCATTCGCTACCATTGCCGATGTTCCCTGCTTTCGCTTTCAAGGTTGAGCTTTTGTCGCTTTCTTTGTAGTGGCTGAACGATTGTTCGTTGAAGGTCTTGCGTTCAACCGCAATAGCCGTGTAATCTGTGATGCTGTTTTCGTGGTCGCCTGTTATGGTTGGACAAGTTCTGCCGTCACCATTTCCACGTGCATCAAAGACCTTATACGCTACTGCTGGACGGTCAACAGTGTTCAGCGTGTAGCTCTGGTTTTCCTTCACGCCGGAACCATTTGCGCCGGCCGTTTCAGAACGATCAATAATGTTTCCAGCAATGCAATAACACACGCCGTGTTCATGATTTGCCTGCAACGTATATGCTGGGTCACCATCTTCGCCAATCCCAAGCCCAGTGCGCTCTCCCATGGGAATATACCGTGTCGCTATCTGTGTGTTTATTGGGATCGTTCCTCCCACCACCGAATCATTTCCAGCAGGGCAGTTTGCAGCAAGTCTGGCAATTTCTTTCCACGTCGGGACGCTCTCGTCAGGATTCCCTGACAGGCTCGTGCGCTCAAATAGTATTTCTGCGGCACGTTGACCTCCAAAATCTGCGACAAGAGCGATTCTCTTTCGGCGTTGGGGAACTCCCCAATATTGAGCGTCAAGCTGTCGCCATGCCAAAGACCATCCGTTTCCGGCGATTGCTCCGGCTTTGCTCCATCTGCCCCCCCTACCCGAAGGTCGAGGAATTGAAGCGTCTGGCTGTTCCACGCGGGCAAGTTCTTCCAGCACGGCTCTGAAATCTTCTCCCCCGTTGGAACTGAATGCCCCTGGCACGTTTTCCCAAACAGCGAAAGTTGGATACATTCCATTGGTGGCTGACCTCATTTCTTTTATGATTCGAACCGCTTCCATGAACAACCCGGAGCGTTCTCCCGCAAGTCCTGCCCTGCGCCCAGCAATGGACAAATCCTGGCACGGGCTACCGAACGTGATGCAATCCACAGGCTCTATCTGGTCTCCGTGAATCTTTGTGATATCGCCCAAGTGTTTCATCTTTCCAAACGCCCGTCCAGCCAGATAGCGCAGCTCTTATATAAGGTAGGAGATCAGGACTTTGCCGAAGCGAAAGCCTTGCTCATATCAGTGATAATGTCATATCGGTCTTGATATTTGCTGTACACAGTCGTTCCAGTTCCAAGACCAATCTGCGTCTGGTTGATGGAAGCAGGAACTATGTAAATGCTTTCCTTCTCTTCGTTTTTTGCGATTAGAAAATAAACATCGCAAGTAGGAAATCGTTTTTCAAGATTGAACGAATAGCAAAAACTCTTGTTTGCCCTGCTCGGTCTCGCTGTTTTCACATCAACCTTAACGCTTCCATTAACATAAAGGTCGTAAGCATATCTGGTGGTCATCCGTTCAACGGAAAATCCGTGTTCTTCCAGCAATTTTATTGCAAGTTCTTCTCCGTATTTTCCAAACTGAGTTTCGCTTTCCTTCATCTCGATTTTGAGAAGTTCAGCTACCTTGTAGTAGCCACCCGGAAACCGCCTGATGGCATTTGTCACCTTGTCTCTACCGTAGTATTCGCTCAATTCACTTCTTGATGGCATTCTGGTCAACCCAGTAGCATCCATACAATCTTTTACGGATTGAAGAATCTTCTTTTGCGTCCAATGCTCGCCAAACGCGTGTCCCATGTGCAGACACCTCAGAACGGCAGCGAACCATCCGGCTCTTCAATCACAGAGAAGTCATCCGTGTTTCCCTGCGAGCAGTTCTGCGGTGCATCCTGCGCCCGATCAGCGGGCTTGCTGTCAGACTTGCCACCGCAGAAGTCAACCTTGTTCGCCATGATTTCCGTTGCGGTGCGGTTGTTCCCTTGCTTGTCGATATATTTTCGGGTCTGGATGCTACCAGTCACCAGAATCAGGCTCCCCTTCTGAAACCACTTGGAAACGAACAGTGCCGTATTACCAAATGCGGTGCAGTTGAAGAAGTCGGTTTCCTTCTGACCGCCGCTCTGACGGTCACAAGCAATGCTGAACGTACAAACATCCTTGCCAGACTTCGTGACCTTAGCTTCGGGCGTGTGAACCAGACGCCCCTGAATTGCGATAGAGTTGAGCATTGTTTAGCCCTCCTTCGGCTGTTTCTGAGCGCATTCCCAACACAGGACGCGCCCAAAGCGTTTCTTTGTGCTTCTTGCAGTTTCCAGCGGAGTGACGGTGCGGTTGTTGTACTGAATAGGCTGCAACTGCTTTCCACAGCAAGCGCATGGGGGGATGGTTTCCGCTTCCGTTTGCTTCTGCGTGGGCTTGTTTGCCCTGCTTGTGGTCTGCTTCTGGTACTCATCCGTGTCAGCGTCCTTCGTATCGTCAATGCAGAACAGACCGTTCAGAGCGTATTTTCTAGCGTAGCTACTTGCAGTGCCGGTAATCTGCGAATCGTCCATGCCCTTCTTAAACTCAGGCTCACGAGCGTATGCAGTCACCGTGTAGGTGGCACCATCCTGCGATTCAACTGTTGCAGTGGCTTCGATGTAGTGCCAACTGTCAACAATAACAGGCTTGTCGGAAAGCCGTAGCACAAGACTATGCGCTTTCAAGATGGGTTTGACCGCTTCAAGGATGTCCTCACACGAGCGGTACTTGTATCCACCAAATTTGTTCATCTGCCCCTTCGGGGCTTTCAGCTCTGACTGAACAGCCATCAGAGCTTCATGGATTTTGCTGTTGTCCATACGTTTCCTTTCTTCGGCTTCATTAGGCCTCATTGTTCTTACTTTGGCTTAACACGGCTGTACAAAATCAATCAGCCATCAGTTCTGCCAACTGCGTACGGAGGTCTTTCAACTCCGCTTCCCTATCTTCAATTTCAGACTGCAAGTCCTCAATCTCAGCCAGCCGGTTAGCTTCTTTTGCTTCTGCCATCTGCTCACGGGTCATAAAGTACACGCCGTCCTCTGGCTCGGTCACGCCGCCGAATCTATCAAGGTTAATCATCTTTTGGTCTCCCTCTCTTACGTTCCTCTTTGATTTGCAGTGCGCTGTACCACTGGTCTTTGTCAATTTCGATGGTAGACCACCGATGGTTACAGACAAGGCACTTTTTTCTGCGAACGATGCTGTCGTGTTCAGGCCGACTGTCAACCGTTGCAATGTTGTCACTGCCGCACATCGGGCATTTCACTGTGCATCCCTCCACTCGCTGGTGTGGTGAGGAATGCGTTTTACTTTGCGATTTTCCTGTTCAATACGTTCATTTTCAGAGCTGACCCCAATGGCGCACAAGACGAGTGCTACGGCGAGGAAGCTACACGAAAGGAAAACGTACCAAAACATTGCTACCACGCTTTGGCTTTTCTGGATTGCGTCGCCGCATCCTACCGAAAAGATTGCTAACGCGATTCCAAGCGTACAAAGGACATTAGCTTTCAGGCTTTTCACTCTTATTACCTCCAAAACTCAGTATCCATGCCGTAGCCATTGCCACAGATACCGTGATGATTCCACGGGCAGCTGATGAGCCCACCAGAATTTCGATGTGATGCACCATCCAGAAGTTCAGCAGAAATACCGACAAAACCACCGCCAGCGCTATGCCCCACATCAGGGCAACTTCAATAAATGCTTTCACTTTGTCTCCTTTCGTTTTTGCCATTGCAAATCACGGCTATACCATGCTTTGGCGTTGCTTTTCGGTGAATCGCCTTGCCTTTGCTCTTCGGGTCTGAGCTTCGCTTTGCCTTCGCAATGCGCTACCTCGCAACTCAATGCCTTAGCTTTTCTGCCCCTAGCTACTCAATGTCTTAGCCTATCGTTTCTATTCTTTGCCATTGCCTATCAAAACTACGCCTTGCATCCATAGCCTTTGCAGGTCTCGTCAAATCAGCGCATTGCCCTTGCTGATCCCATCGCGGCATTGCTCTGCCATAGCGGTTAATTGAGGATTTCGTAAGCAAAGCGCCCTTTAGAACTGTTGCGCCACTGGCCGATGCCACGCAGAGCGCCGTAGTCCAGCCACTCGAGCACGACCTTCTCGTGAGAATCGTCCAGAAGAACGATTTCAAACTCGCAAGTCGAACCAGCGGGAATCTGCTCACTGTTGGCAAGGCTGACGCGCTCGCCCTGCGCAGTCTGGGCGCGGAGAGGGCGCTGACACTCGGTAATATCACCGTTCACATGAATGGGAATCATGCGGGGCTGAACGAAAATCAGACCGTCAATGACCTTCTTGTAGGCCGTCAGCTTGCCGCTTTCGTTCACGGCCTTCTTCTTGCCAGTTTCGGTCTTTCCGCCAATACGGGAAAGCATACCGCAGGAATCCTTGAAAAAACCCTTAATCTGGTAGTCATACAGGATTGGGTCTCCGTTTTCGTTGCGAGGAAACACGGTCATGCTTTTGTCTGCCACAGCATCTGCGCCCAGAGCGGCCACTTCGTCCTCGATAGTGCTTGCATCAGGGGACTTGCTGGCGATAAACTCTCGCGCGATGTTCTGGTTGCTAGGCCAAGTGCCGAGAACGGCTTCGGTGAATGTGATTCTTACTTTTATTTTTTTCATTTTTGCTCACTCTTTCTTTATTGATGCGTTCCAGCCGGTCTTTCTCCCGGTTGTGCCAGCGGATTTCCCGCTTTCCGTAATACTTACCGTTCATAGGTCAACTCCCCTGTTGCAAGCATCTGCGAAACTTCGCCGTAGTGCTTGCCAAGCTTGTCCGCAAGGGCTTGTACTTCTCCGATGGATGGAAACGTCTTTTCCAGCTTCTTGTTTTCTTGCTGTTTGATTTTGTACGCTGCCTTCGCGTTCAGGTTCGCCTTTGCGTTGTAGGCTTTCTTAGCGCATCCATTGTGGTATTTCTGCGATGCTACTTTTTTCAGCATCGGCTTGCCGCAGTATGCGCAGAATGCCTTACGGGGCTTGAATGTAATTCCAGCCTTCCTGTGCTTCCTGTCACGCTCTTTGTCAACCTTGCGCTTACACTCGGAGCAGTACCGTCTTGTCGGTCTGACTACGCCAAGATACAGGCCGCAGCGTTCACAGTACTTTTCTTCCACGCTGCATCTCCTCTTTCAGTCTGGCTTCCCGATTGTGACGTTCAAAGCACTGGTTGATGGACTTCTCCATCCACAGCACCTTGTTAGCATCGTTTCTGGATACGCCAGCAGCCATTGCAAGCTTCAGCCTGCGCTTGTGGCTTTGCGCTTTACGAAATTTCATCACCAGCACTCACCAGCCTTATCTGTGATGAACTTCGGGACTTCCTTGCCTGTGGCAATGCACAGCGCAACTAGCTTTTCGACCCAGATGTCAAACAGGCTTTCTTTTGGCATATAGCACTGGCCAACACAAGGCTCCTTAAAGCTTTTCCAGATCGTCAGGCCGACAGCGCCATCCGTGACCGTCCATATCATGCTGTAACCTTCATTGCACAAGTTGTACAAAATGTCTCGTGCTCTGCTTTTGGCTTCGTTGATTTCAAAGGCATCCCAGCGCTTTTTGCTTTCCTCGTAGGCCTTTGTCGCTTCGTCAATAGCGTGGTGCGCTTCGTCTGGGTACTCAAGGTCTACCTTTAAGGTGATAATCTGTTCCATGTTCAGTCCTCCGCTTTCTGGGTTTTCTTTGCTTTCAAGAAGAGGTTTACAAAGTAGACTTGGCCGCGACCGGAAATCTTAGGAGTGCGATTAATGGAAATGTGGTCGCTGTGCTGAATCGTGGTTTCTTTGATTTCAAACAGCCCCATCTCCATACTACGCTGCGTAGGCAAGTTGTAGTCGGTTCGTTTCGGGTCTTTAATGAGGTAGCCGTTCTTTCGCATCCAGTCGAACAAGCGGTTCTGTCCGATGTTAATGCCATTTTGCGAAAGCAGCTTTGCAAGCTCACCAACGAGAATGGATTTTTTGCTTGCTGAAACTGCGTCAGCAAAAAGCACTTTAGGCTTCATGGTTTCAATCTGCTTGTCTTTCTCTTCCAGCTCCTCATGCGCTGCGATCAGTGCAGTTGCGAGAAGCTGCGAGCGGGTAAGCTGCGGCTGTTCGGTAAGCTTCTTCTCCATGTCGTTGAACGCTGCAATATACTTCAGCTTCCATTCGAGAGCAGCCTTTCCGGTAAAGCCCATAGCCAACAAGGTGAAGCCGTCACGGTTCATCAGATAAGCCCTCTGTTCCCTGCCGTAGCTGTCCGGTGCTGTGGTTTCAAAGAACATCTGTCCAAAATTGGACACATCTTTTTTCAACGAATCAATATCACGAAGAACGTGGTTGTGATTCTTTTCAAAGTTTTCTGCAATCTGGCGACTAGACGCTACTGGCTCGCCGCTTTGCATAGATAAGACAATGTCGCTCATTTTCCCTCTCTTTCTTTCAGCAGCTCTTCCAGAGCTTCTTTCACCTTAGCTTCCGCATTTTTAGGCTCACGCTTACCGTTCAGGATTTTTCCCAAGTATTCCGGTGCGCATCCCATTTTTGCAGCAAGCTCTCTGATTTCGATGTTGTTAACGTGAAGTGTTCCTACAACATCACCTGTCCACTTAGGAAGCAAATTTTTTCTCCTTTCTTGTTCTAGTACTTGAACTTTTTGAAAGAATATGATAATATTATGGTGTCAAGCAAAAACATTATCGAACGTTCTTCTATTTGTTCAAAGCCTTTAATTTGTTCTACCGATTGAACCCGGTAACCCTATTAAAGCACAAGTAGTAGAACTTTTCAAGTGTTTTTGTTCAGGTGGTAGAACTTTGTCATCTTGTACAAGCACTGGGGGTAAGTTTTGTGTTTTTTGACAATTTCGTAAAACTATGCGAAGAAAAGGAAGTAAAGCCATCTCGTGCTTTAACTGATGCAGGCGTTCCAAAATCTGCTTATAGCTATTGAAGAAGGGAAGCTGGTATCGGGAACGATGCAAAGCCGACAAACCAAAACGCCGTAAAGCTTGCTCAGTACTTTGACGTTACTGTGGATTACCTTCTTACTGGCAATCAAAAAGAAAACCCGCCCCAGCAGCCGCAAAGCGAAGTTGACGCGGATATTAAATGGATTGAGCAGAAGTTGGTGGAGATGTCAAAAGAAAAGCGCGAAGCCTTGATGAAGCTTATCAAAACGATGTGAAGGGGATGCCAATGAAAAGAACGAGCTTAGATAAGGCAGTTTTCTTTGGCGGCATTGGACTGCTTGTTTTTTCTTGCAGCCTGCATGGGACACCCAGCGCTATTGTTTGTCTCGCTGGAATTGTTCTTTGCTGTTACAAGTGGCAGGCCTGCTTTGGCACAAAAACGGAAAGAAAAGCCAAAAAAGAAGCACAAAAAGTTCAAGCAGAAATGGAAGCAGCGCAGAAAAGAGAAGAAATTAGGGCTGCGCATAACCCTGTAAAAGCAAAAATTATCGTTTCCAACACTAGCAAAAAGGCAGGGAGCGCTGCCATCCGCACTGCCATTGGCAGTTCAATTGCCGGATTGCCCGGTGCTGTTTACGGCGTAGCATCCGCAAAATCTAAAACCACCGTCACGTTTTATGTGACGTATGAAGATGGGCACAGCGGAACTGAAACCGTAAAATCTGATTCTAGCCGGTTCTTAAAATTGATGAAAATCTGTGAAGATTGACCCGGTACAAATAAAACCCCTTGCGCCGGGCTTTCGGTAGCCTTATGCGCAAGGGGTTTTGTCATGCGTTAGTTATTATTTCTTTAGCTGCCGGAATCTTTTCAGGATGTTCCAGCAGCCATGCAATAAATCGGTCAATCTTAGCTCTTTCCTGTTCACTCATTGTGGCATATCCTCCCGATCGGTAAGTGCAGATGTTCATTTGATACGATTATACATCTTCCAGTTGTAAAGTCAATGCATTTTTAACAACTTTGTAAAAATCGAACGTTTTCTTCGCATCCATTACTTCACGTCAGGGAAGCCGCGAGTGTTCAAGTCAAAAGGGACAACGCCTATCCATCTTTCCTCCAATCACAGCTCTACAAGCTGTCCGTCAATGCGTTCGATGTTGTCTGCCGGGTCGCGCCCATCGTCTAAGGCGGCTATGGCGCGTTCCAGAACGTTTTTAGCTTCTTCGTAAGCAAACTTATCAGCATCGTTGTTCGCAAGGTTGTAGACCAGCTTTAAGGCGGTCTGTCGGGCATAGGGAATGAGCATGGTGTCAATCTGGTTCATACACTAACCCTCCCGCGGTTTCGGCGTTTTGTTTTCGTTCGGTTCAGATGCGGGCATTCCGTCAATGATAATCATGTTGTTACCTCCTGTTTTGATTGTTTTTTCGATGGTACAGTTATAACACAGGCTGCTGTTGGTTCTCCATAGCAGCTTTTTCCATTTTTTGGCTTGTCGAATCCAGCAGTTTTGCCGGATTTTGTTGAAAGGGTGAGAATTTATGGACGAATATTTAGTAAGAACAGCCAAAGCATTAGAGATGGCTCGAATGCGTTCCGGCTTGAGCCAGCAGAAGTTGGCGGCAAAAATGGGCGTGAATCGCGGCACGATAGCAAATTGGGAGCAAAGTCTGGCAGCCATTTCCCTTCCGATGGCTATGCGCTGGTTCACCTGCTGCGGCGTATCGGTGGCTCGATACATGGACGCTTGTATTCATCCGGGACTGCTGGAGCATCTGGAAGATGACCTTTCCGGTTTGGAGAAACGGCAGATTCTCATAGATGCTATGATGGAGTGCTCAACCTATGAGATAGATGCCTTGCTGTACATCCGGTACGGAGATCACGGCTCAGACCATATCGGCGTGCTGACGGAGATTCTGGCAAACCTCCACACGCCGTTGAAGGACAGGGTCGCTGTCTGCCGGATGGTGTCTGGTAGCTATGAGATGACACAAGCCACTAAAACAGACCCAGACCCGAACGGAACCGCCCCAAAGATGGAGATTCTCTATCAGGCGCAGGACGCTGGAACGGAAGCTGCTATGAAGTCCAACGATTCCTATACCGTGAATCCCAATAATATAAGTGGCTGATTGTCGAATTATCGCAGTTTTTGAGGAACATTTTGTACACGTTCATCCACTTTTTGTACACCTATTGGGCAAACCCACCTTGTCATTCCGTCCCCCATAGGCTGTAAATCGACAACATTCGCGCGGAATAAATAACGAATTAGTGTTATTTTCTTGTTTGCGCTTGAGCGGCTTGTCAATCCGTCCCCCATAACACTGGCTTAAAAGTTTTTCATCCACTTTTTGTACACGTTAGGTAAACCTAACCGTTAAGTGCTTCGACCTTTCGGATGTTGAACATCTGTTTATTTGGTAGTATTCGCTTTGTGTTTTCCACTTTTTAAGAGAGAAAGAAAAGATTTTGTGGAAAATTTTCTTCTTCTGCTATTAGTAGAAGTTATTTTATAATCTTGTTAATAGTCTTGTTTTATATAATGTAAAGAGGTGTACAAAAAATGGATATAGGTGTACAAATTGTGGAAATAGGTGTACGAAATGTGGACAGTTAGGTGTACAAGAAGTGGAAATAGGTGTACACTTGCTATTGATTTGTACACCTATTTGTGATATACTCTTATACGAGAGGAGGCGTGATAAGATTGTCTGATATTAAAGGCGGGAACTTGGTTGAAAAAAGCAGACAGCTTGTTTGGGCAAAGTTCACTGACTATACAGCAGGAGAGCTTCGGTTGCTTGAAGTGTATCTTAGCCGCATCAATCCGAGAGACCCCGAAACTTCAACGGTTCAGTTTACGTTACAAGAATATTGCGAGTTTTTAGGGTTGAAAATCAACTCTAGGAATTTGAAAGCACAGGTCAAGCATTTCATCGACAACTCCGTTGAAGTTCCTAGAGGTGACGGTTCAGGCTCGTTTGACTTGTATCCCCTGTTCAGTAGAGCAACGGTAAACTTTGAACCTAGCTTGATGAATATTACTGTGTCGTTATGTTGTAACCCGCTTCTGCAACCTGTTTTCTTCGACATTGCAGAGCGTGGATATGTCAAGTACCGTTTACGCTACACAGCGAATATGAAATCGCAGTATAGCATTTTGCTGTATTCAATTCTCCGAGAGTTCATCGGACGTGGCGTGAGCCAGCCCGAAATTACGTTGGATAGATTAAGGGAGCAGCTTGGTGCAAGAGAGCCTAGCTATCAAGAGTTCAAGCATCTTAGGCGGCGTGTCATTGATATTGCAGTAGCCGAAATAAACGAAGTATCAGACCTGTGCGTTGAATATGACAAGGTCATGAGAGGTCGCAATGCAGTTGCTGTGAAGTTCAATGTAGCTTTCAAGTCTAATGAGCCAGTCATAGACGTGGAAGCTAACGAGGTTGAAAGCGTAGAGCTAAAAGATGTTCCAAAAAGCCAACGACCCGCCAGAAAGCCCCGCAGCGGCGCATACGAGGATGTGGATTGGGCATCTATTGCGCCGGAGATGTCTAAAAGCCAGTGTATCTTGACCGCAAAGCTGGTGGCAAAGAGATTGCCGGAGAAGTATCCGAACATCAAGCCTAACAAGAAAAAAGAAGCTGTTGTGAACATCATTGAAAATGCATACAGGATTCTTGTCAGTGAGCGACTTGATAGGATTGAAAAAGAACCCGGCGCTTATATGTACTCAATTTTGAAAGAAGCAGACCTTGACGATTATGCTACGTTTGATGATAGTTTCTTGAAGTAGTCAGATGTAGCACATTGAGCAGATGATGCAGAAAGGAGAAAGAATGGAATGGATTAGTGTGAAAGATGAGTTGCCAAATTACAGGGAAAATGTAATTGTTTTCACGGAAAAGCATATTGACGTTGGGCATTTGGCAAGAGGAAGATATGGTTCTTTGTGGTGGGAAAGGGATTCTGTTGATGTATGGAAGGACAACGAAGTTCTAAGAGATGTAACCCATTGGATGCCACTTCCTGATGAACCCGAAGAATAAAGAAAGAGTGATAAAATGGCAAAAATTATAGCGGTCGCCAACCAGAAGGGCGGCACAGGAAAGACCACCACAAGCACCTGCCTGGCTGGTGCATTGCAGTTGCTTGGCAAGAAGGTTTTGTTGGTGGACTGCGATGCCCAGTGCAACGCAACGGACACCTACGGAGCGCAGACAGAGGACGTATGTACCCTGTTTGATGTGATGACCAGGCAAGGAACAGCAGAGGAAGGAATCCAACACTGTGAAGCTGGTGACATTCTGCCGTCCGACAGTGCATTGAAGGATATCGATGAACAGATGGTTCGGGACATTGGCAAGAACTTCCGGCTGCGAGAAGCCCTTGAAAGCGTGTCCGGGCAGTACGATTACATTGTGCTGGACACTCCACCGCAGCTTGGTCTTGCGCTTGTGAACGCGCTGATTGCCGCCAACAGCATTATCGTGCCCATCACAGCAGACCGATATGCACTGGCTGGATTGAGTCAGCTTTCGCAGACCATCAGCGATGTTCGCAGATACTTCAACCCGACTTTGAAGATTGAAGGATTGCTTTTGAACCAGTACAAGAGCCGTGAGAACCTGTCCAAAGAGGTTGTGGAGCAGCTTCCTGCGATTGCACAGAGCATGGGAACAACCCTTCTGGACGTGAAGATTAGACCGTCTATGGGCGTTCGTAAGGCGCAAGCAGAGCGGCACAGCCTGTTTAGTGGTGACACGGCAAAGAGCACAAGTGCAGAGGATTTCAAGGCGTTGGCGCAATATCTTGTCGGAGGTGAAGGCTGATGAAATCGACCAGCAAAAAAACATCCGGCTTGTTGGGCGGGTTTGATTTCCAGCCTATTTTTTCGGAGCAGCCATTAAGCCGAAGTGAGCCGAAGGAAGAAGAAGTAAGCCAAGCAAAGCCAAACGAAGCCGAGCAAGCACCAATTAAGCCCAGTGAGACCACAGACAGCCATACACAGCCTAATGAAGCACAATTAAGCAATATTAAGCCGAAGCGAGCCAAAGACGGCGAAGTACAGCCAAATAATGCCGTAGTAAGCGAAAGCAAGCCAAAGAAGCTGAAACAGGCGAAAGAAGTTCAACGTCTTATCGAACAAGGCGATGTTCCCGGCGCACTAGCAGAAGCTGGCTTGACAAAGAAAAAATTCCCGATGCCGGAATCGCATCAGGGAGTTGCAAGTGGTGATGGCAAGCGTTCCAAGCGCATTACCATCCTTATGAGCGAGGAAGAGCGCAAGTACATCAATCGTGAAGCACGGCGACACGGAATGACGATTGGACAGTTCGTGTACGCTCTGGCAGTTGCGGCGGCAGAGGGGAAGATTGAATTGGAGGATTTCTTAGATGAATGACGCGTGGATTGACATTGGGCAGAGATTTGAAGCAATGGCAAATATGGGATGTAAGCCTTATGGTTTCAAGCGAGTTCCATCAAATTTTGTGTTTGACGAAGATAAGTCGGTAAAGTGGAACAAAGAGCAAGTGCAAAAGAACAACGATGATTACGACAATGAAGTTAAGCGACTGAATCAAGAAAAAATGAAGCGCAGGGATGAAATCTACGCAAAGATTTATAAGAAAATTCAAGAAGAAGTTGGTTTTGGGATTTCAGAAAAGAAAGCGGCAAAAATTTGGGAGTACGCTTACGATAGAGGGCATTCAGCAGGGTGGTATGAAATAATCGCTAATTTGGGAGAAATTGAAGAACTTGTAAAGTTCGTATTGGATAAAAAGAACTGAGTTGGAAGATTTCTTGGAGGATTAAAGGGGGTTCCAAAACGGAACTCCCTTCTGCATCGCTTCCTGCAGTATTAGGCATTGACTTTTGTACGGACATATAGTACAATGTTTGTACGGACAAAAAGTGAGGTGTTTGTATGTGTCCGCGTTTGGGTCGCCCTACTGATAGCAAAAAGACTGAACGGTTTGAAGTTCGATTGACCCCAGAGGAAATGAAAGAAGTGCAGGAATGCGCTGAAAAAATGGGGATAACGAAAACAGAAGTTGTTAAACGTGGGATTCAGCTTGTTGCTGAAAAGGCGAGTGAAGAATAAAAAAATAAGGCATTGACCGCTCCCTGCAAAAGAATAGTCAACGCCTTATTCAACACCAGAGATTGCTCTCGGATAAATCCATTATATCATCCGAAGCGGCCTCTTACAAGCCGTTTTCGGGTAAAACCAATGAACATTCCAGCAACGAAAGAAGAAATTCTTGAAAACTTCAAGAAAAACAGAAACGGACGTCCGCTCAATAAGGATGATTATGAGATTGCAGAAGCGTTATCTCGAATCACTTACAAGGCGTATGAGGTCGGAATGGAAGATGCTAAACAGTTGAATATGGAGGATATGATGGATAATAAGAGATGTAACGCACTTCACGTTTTCAAGAACAAGACCTTTGGCCAGCTTCGCACGATTGAAGAAGATGGAAGGATTCTTTTCTGTGCTTCTGACGTAGCAAAGGCTCTTGGATATGCAAACCCTCGCAAGGCTGTTTTAGACCATTGCAGGTACGTAACGAAACGTGACGCACCGCATCCGCAGGCGGTGGACAAGATTATTTCTATGAGCTTCATCCCAGAAGGTGACGTTTACCGTCTTATCACCCACAGCAAGTTGCCGGGCGCAGAGAAGTTCGAGAGTTGGGTTTTCGATGACGTTCTTCCGTCTCTCCGAAAGGATGGCTATTATAGCCTTGCCCCGCAGGAGAACAAGCCCGATACGCAGAACGATGCAATCCTGCAAGTGCTGATGAAGAACACGGAAGTCCTGCAAGCCATCGTTCAGCAGAACCAGCAGATTATGATTGCGCTTACCAACCTGTCTGTCAACGATGCAAAGCGCACGATGGAGATTCAGCCTTACACTTCCCATCAGGGGCAAAAGGGTGACGGTAAGCGTAGCAAGCGAATCACGATTCTTATGAGCGACAGCGAGCGGACGTTTGTCACGAGAGAAGCCAGAAAACACGGATTCACGGCAGGGGAGTACATCTACAACCTGTCCGTTGCAGCATCCAAAGACCAGATTGACTTGGGATAATCAGTTGCCAAGATAATAAGAGGGGGTCGGCGAAACACCGACTCCCTCTTTCGTTTACTTATCAGCAATGCAATCCCAGTAGAGATATGCCTTGCCATCTGCGGCATCTGCATCCTCAAGGAACGCTTTTGCCATGTCAGCGTAGAAGCCCGGAGTGTCAACGGACTGGCGCTTTGCGACCTGACAATAATCCGAGTACATCATGTTCATAACAGCCCAGAAATCGTTCGGGTCACAGGTGATATTGCGCTGTTTGGCAACGTCCTGCGTCTGTTCCAACGTCCAATGGCAGCCCTTCGTGCCATCAGCGTTCACCATGCTGTCGCACCATTCCTCCGCTTCATCGTGGGTGAGGTGCTGGCGTGGCATCTTGATGGAGCGGCTGTCTGCGCCGCCACGTTCGTACTGTTCCGACCGCTTATCCCAGTCGCCGTTTTGTGAGAAGCCGATTTGCGGCATCTTGCGTCCATACTCTACGTCAGGGTAGCGGGGGATGGGGTATGGGTCAATGTAGCGGTTCTCCTCCTGCGGATAATAGGGATAGCGGTCGTTGCCACCTTCAAGCTTACGCAGACGGCGTTCCATCTCACGCTCCCTGCGGTCACGCTCTTCCTCAAGGCGGTCACGTTCCGGCTCACGGTCTTTGTCGTGGTCACGGAGCATCATCATGCGGCGAAAATT